TGTTAAGTTAAATGACCCAACGATTAATGAATATAACATTTATGAAAAAGGGTTTGACCCACATTATCTTTATGATTATCATCTGAAATACCTTCTTAATTTTTTAAATATTAATTTAAACACGGCACTTATTGAACAAGTTTTTATTAAAGTGTTAAATCCTGATGGGGAAGAGATAGTCAAATATTAATTATATGAACCTACAAGAACACATAAAAAAAGTATTAAGGGAGGAGACGGGTGAAAGAACCAAACTTGAAAAGGTTATCACTAATGTTATCAATAGGACGTTAGCTGAAAAAGAATTACCTGAAAACTTCCATAGTGTTGTTGTTGATGTCTACGGAACAAATTACGGAGATGGTTGTATGATAACTTTATTGATGAAAAGGCCTTATAGTGAAGAAGAATCTGAAATGTTGTTTGATGCTAGTAGAGAGGTTAAAAATTTAATTAAATCGTTCTTCAAAGAACATTTCCTTTATGGTATTAGTATTTCAACATCAACTATTGAAAATTACATGAAGATGACAAGTGATTGAATATTAATTATATGAACTTACAAGAAAACATAAGAAGAGTATTAAAAGAGGAGACTGAAAAGTTTGATAAGGTGGAGCATTTTATAAAAACTGCTAATACATTATTCAGCAAACTAAAATTTAAGGCTGTTAAACGTGTTGAGTTTGATTATGACGAAAGGATTGAAGGGTTTATTGTTAATGTATTTTATGATAGACAATATGCGATAGATAATCCAAAAGGTTTCAATCAAGTAAAACAAAACTTTATTAAAGAAATTGGTTCAATCATTACAAGGTTTTTCCCATTCAAATTTTATATTTATTTATATGACGACTAATTATATATTATGAACTTACACGAACACATAAAAAAAGTATTAAGAGAAGAGGTTAACAAGAAGTATTTGAAACCAAGTGAAAAATCCGAGAAATTTATTTTGGATAGATTAAATAGTATGGCTTCAGGTGCTGAAATATACCACGTTGAAAGTTATAAAACAAGACATGATTTTGAGTTTTGTAAAAATGGGAAACAAATAATGAATCTTGCATTGTTCTTTGAAGAAACTGACGATAACACCCCAACGTCTGAAAGACAATTTGAATCTTCAACATTATCAGTACAAGAAGATTTTGTTGGTGGACTATTAGGGGCTTTTCCTGTTAGAAGAAATTATCTTTATTATATAATTGAAGAATGGTTTGAAGATACTTTTTTAAGTAAAATCTCAGATATGATAGGTAGAAATGATATATCTGTTGAAGAATTATCATTTAATGATAGGTCATATACGTGTGTTCCACCAATTAATGAAGTACCTGAAGGAGTTACTCAAGACGAGATGATTAAGGTTATTATGAACAATACACTATGGCGTAAAAAAGATTTATTAGCGTTAGAAGAAAGAGAGCCTGGGTCTTTAGAATGGATGTATTTGAATAAACTTCGTAATAATGAGGTTAATAGATTAGATAATAGATAATATGAACCTACAGGAACACATAAGAAGAGTATTAAGGGAAGAACTATATTCTCCATCAGGAGATGGATATACACCTGATAAATTTGTTGTTCACAAATCAAATCCTATATGGAGAGAGAACATAGAACTTACAGGTTTACAAACGTATGTGGGTGATTGTTACCAGCAACATGTGGGAGGTGATGTAGAATGTAAACCATCTATATTTGCGACAGATTCATTAGATAAGAAACAAATGTTTGATTCAACCTATGACGATGATATATGGATTATTGATACAGAATGTGCGGGTGTTATTTGGTATAAAGATAGACATTTTGAGGGTGGTGACTACAAACACCATATAGTTACATTTGATAACATATCACCTGATTGTTTAAGATTAATACATAAAGGAACAGGGGAAAGTAATTAATATGAACCTACAAGAACAAATAAGAAGAGTATTAAGGGAAGATAAGAAGAGTAAATTCATTATGGATACTGTTAATAAACATGGTGTTTATAATACGGCAAAAATGATGGGTGTGAGTCTGACCTATTTATACAAAATGTCTGATTTAAAAATTGATGAATTTGTTGCTAAAGAACTATTAGCTGAAAATATTGTAAATGGTAATTTACCTGCAAAATATAAAGGATTTGAAATTGAAATAAGTAGTGATGATGTGTTTTATTGGGCAAGGCAGTTTAAATCGGGACACTATCCACCTAATGTATTAGAAAAAATATGGGTAATGGCAACACCTTTTTTCGCAACTGCTGATTATACACCTGTTGAAGTTGATTGGTATGGATTAGAAGATGACTCAAAGAAACCTAATGTAGGAATATACGATACAAGTGGTGATGGTGATTATTTTGTGGAACTTACACATAGTACACATAGAGGTAACTATTTTTTTAATAGTGTTGATAATTTATTTGATTGGTATAATACGTTTTATTTACCAGGAGTGTATGATATAATCATGAATGATTTCATACCTGAAGTCCAACAAGACACAGATGAGAGACTTAGAGATAAAAATACTTAAGATACGGACTTAGGACCGTTGTAGTTTAGGCTACATTAACCCCATTGAATTCGCTACTCAGTGGGGTTTTCATTTAATATCTCTTCCACCACTGGTGAATTACATGTACGCGATGTGTGTGTTGTAGTTACCTTATGATTTAATACCTTTTCCACCAGAGTGTCCTTTTCACTATTCCAGAAATCGGTTGTAGTTACCTTATGATTTAGGACTTCTTTCACCTCACTGAGAACAATAGTGGGTCTACAATAGGTTTTAGACACCTTATGATTTAATACCTTCTCCACCATATTCGGAAACGGCGGTGTATTGAATGATATTGTAGATACCTTATGATTTAATACATCTTCCACCAAGAAACCTTCGTTACCGATATCGTTTTGCGTTGTGGATACCTTATGATTTAATACCTCTTCCATCTTCACACTTGCCTTCATGCCCATGTAAACAGTTGTAGATACCTTATGATTTAATACCTCTTCCACCTCATCATACTTTTTCTCCGCACACAATTCAGTTGTGGGCACCTTATGATTTAATACCTCTTCCACCCAAGAAGCGAGTATTGGTTCAAAATCTTTGGGTTCCAATGAGAAAATGGTAAAAAAACTATTAAAGAAATAATATCTCCACCACAAACGACCACTCTTTTCAAATTCAAAATACCAATGCTCCTTTTCTCGGTCAATTAACCATATAGAATCTTTATATGGGATTATCTCCACATTACCTAATTCTTTATATAGTTGTTTGAATACAACCTGTTTTAATCTATCAGTTACTTTCATTTTCTTTTTTGTTGTTTAATGCATTTTTCACCCAAACACTATTTAATACTTCTTCCACTGACCTTTCGGAAAACAAGGAATTATTTTTAGTTGTAGATACCCTACTATCTAATACTTTTTTTACCTTTCTTTTTTGGGCGGCGTCTACTTCAAAAGTTTCGGATACCTTATGATTTAATATTTCTTCCACCAGCACATTTGAAAAAGACGCAAAGAAAAGAGTTTCGGATACCTTATGATTTAAGACCTCTTCCACCTGAAGTAAGCGGTGGGCCAATGTATTACCTGTTGTGGATACCTTATGATTTAATACCTCTTCCACCTTATTGTCTCGGCGTACGGAAGGTATACGAGTTGTGGATACCTTATGATTTAATACCTCTTCCACCCAAGAAGATATTATTGGTTCAAACTCACTCTGTTCCAAAGAGAAAATACTGAAAAACGATGGGAAGAATGAGTATCTCCAAAATAAACATCCCTCTTTAGACAACTGAAAATACCAATAACAATTTTCCCTATCAATGAACCATACAGAGTCTTTATACGGGATTATCTCCACATTACCTAACTCTTTGTATAGGTGTTTGAATATGAGTTGTTTTAGCTTATCTGTAACCATAAGCACAAAGATACAAAAAAACTTTGAAAATACAAATTAATAATCAGTTGGTATTTTTAACGACCATTGACTGTATAATTTATGATTGGTCATATTACCCCCCAAGTTCAGTTTTTTCTTGACCCATTGTCCGATAACTGATTCAGCTTTATACGACTCTATAGAAAAGAATGAAGATACTTTTTGAATTAATTCAAAATAGATAAAACACAACTCATCATTACGATGTCTACCACCATATTTAATCTGAGCAAACCAATCGTCTGAATTTACAAAGTATGTACTGGCACCTTTTTTAAGGATATCAAAATTCTGGCTATCAAGAAACTTGAGTATTGCTTTATCTAATTGTGATTCTGTGATTAAATATTTCATGATAATGTTATACTTCTAACTGATTTAACTTCGTAGTCAGGAAAGAACTCATTAAATACATCTGACATAATGAATTTGCCGTGAACTAACCAAATAGGATGAGGAAAGGCTGTACCATATATATCGTCAAAGTTCCTATTATAGTATAAATCACCACTTGGTTTATTATAAACCATTACGGCGTTTAGGTCACTATCAAATAAGTTAAGTCTTACATCATTTTCAGAATGTGAATCAACCAAATTTTCAAAATAACGAATCATTTTAGGTTTTAGTCTATTGTATTGTTCCGTATATTCAAAATCTCTCCAAGTTCTTTCAAGTTCGGATATTAATTTATGTTGTGACTCGGTGATAGGTTGTTCAGGTAAACGTAATGAGGTGACTCCACCTTTTTGTAGTGTCCATGCATCATCAACATTCATTTGAAGAGTGCGTTCGACCCATTTAAGAATAATTTTTTTAGACTCATGATAATCTTTTAAAGAAAAAAAAGAAGTAATTGCATTGACTAAACCCATATGAATATAACATATTCTATATTTTTTATCATATGTAATATCAGAAAATTCATTATCGTCCGAATGTATAAAATAAATTTTATTATCAATTTCAACTTGTTTAAAACGTTGGGCATCAAGAACCCTAAACGCCGCTTTAACTAATTGTGTTTCGGTAATAATATACTTCATGTAATAATAAATATAATTATATTTATAATATTATGAACCTACAAGAGAATATAAAAAAAGTATTAAGGGAAGAAACAGAGTTTTCGCCAAAGTTCAAAAGAAGATTGAATAGATTTAAATCGTTTGTATGGGATAACAATGTAACTAATTATCCCTGTGATTTTGAAAACTTTGAAGCGTTCATGCGTGGTATACAACATGAAATTATGGACATGATTACAGATGGTTCTGATACCGATGGACCGTTGTCTGATTGGTTAACATATAAAGATGGTGTTACGTATGTAGAAAACTACATGAGGGATGACTTAGAAAAGTTTTATAATAAGCAATGTGTTGATGTCTTATACGTATAAATCAAGAAATTGTTCAATTGATATTCCAAGACCTGAGATACCAAAAAAGTTCATAAAGTCGGATTCATCCCAAGTATCACATCCGTTATTAATAATCCAAGATTGACCTGTGGCATAATTCATCTGATAAAGTAAATCATAACTATTATCTAATTTTATAAGATACATCGGACCATAATTGTCCATATTAAATCTTCTTTGCATACTATTATAACTAATACACTCATCAAAAATTATCATTACATCAGTTAAATCTGGGTCAAACTCCACACGACCTGTCAGGTCAATATTAAACTTGTCTTTAATGAATGTTTTTAATTTAGATTCGGTGATAAGATATTTCATTATATATAAATATTAGTTAACAATTTCCTGTATTATAAACCTCAATATTGTGACCTCTAATTAGACCGCCACCGAACTGATATAAAGCCTTAGAAATAACATCTCTATACATACTTCTTGTACCTTCCTCATAGATATACCTTCCCACATTTGCAGGAGCTGGCTTAGGTATGTAGACGACCAAATTTATAGAGTCACGAGTGGGGATGATATTATAACTACAATACATCAAGACGGTTGAGATATCATTTTCAAGTATAGTTTTTGTTAGAAAGATAATATCTTCTCTTGTTCCTTTAAGACCAATCTCATCAATAATATCTTCAGGTTCCTTATCAGTCATTTTACACAGAGTACGCATACCAAATTTCTCTAATAAGGGTTTAAGAGTTTTGCTATATTGATTCTCAGTGATTAAGTATTTCATTATATGTAAATATTAGTTAAAGTAAACCCTCAAATTTGCGGACTTGCTGAAGACAACCCATTGTGCGTAAGTAACTTCCATTTGTAGGGTATGTTCAACCCACTTACCAATAATATCTTTAGATGTTGTATCATTTAAAGAAAATAACGCAGAGATGTCCTCAATTAAATTTAAATTTATGTGACACCAACCATTTTTTTTATTATATTTAATTTGGGCATGTTCATCATCTTCTGAATTAACAAAGAATATATTACTACTTGTTTCAATCTGAATAAAGTTCTGACTATCCAAATATCTAAAGATTACTCTGTCTAATTGTGATTCGGTGATAAGGTATTTCATATATTAATAATCAAAAAACATAACATCAACATCAAATGCTTTACTAAACCAATCAGAGATGAATTTACCTGATTGTTCTTTATCAAGTGGATACATGGATGAAAACTTATCTAAAAAAGATTCATCAATATATAATCTACCATCGCTGTGGTCAAACTCCATTAAAATAAAAAAATCAGGGCCTCTTTCAGGACTATATATATTAATAAAATCACTATCTGATGTTCTATCATAATCTAATAATTTATTTAACTCAGACATCATTAAATTATTTATTACCGATTTGACTTTATCTAATTGTGATTCGGTGATGAGGTATTTCATATAAAATATAAATATAATCATATTTATAATAATATGAACTTAGAAGGGACAATTAAAAGGATACTCAAAGAAGAATTCAAAAAGGATAAGATAATTGACGGATATATTACGTCATTAATTAAACCTGTTGGTCGATTTAAAGAGGGGTATAATCATGACGCTGGTAGATTTGACATCACTGACAATAATGATAATTTACGTGCTACCATATTTTATAACAAAAGAAGAGACGCAATGGAAGTTATGATTGATGAGGATATATGGAATCTTTTGTCTTCAGTGTTTTCAAAAGAAACTTGGGATGAGATAAATGATAGTTTGGTTAAATGGTTCCAAGAAAATTACGATGAGTTAGAAGATATCTACGAAGTTAATACGTTTGATAATGCTGAATATGCTTACTAATATGAACTTAAAAGAATCTATAAAAAGAATACTGAGGGAAGAACTATCGGCGAGAATTAAAAGAAGACTTTCTAATGATGAAATGGAAAATGAGTTTCTTGAATCTTTTGAAGATGCTTATCGTATTACAAAGAACAGAAAGGTTTTAAGTTCACATTTTTTAGATGAGTTAGTCTACACAACAATAACCGTTATGATGGATAGTGTTCATTGGAGATTTGTTAGTACATTACCTGAAGATGAATTTTGGTATGATGATATACACCAAGGGTTAGAAAATCATTATAGAAAAAGAATTACACGGATGTATAATGAAAGAAAAGGTTTCTAAAGATTAATTAGAGTTTAAGAATTTGAGTAATGCTCTAATATAATCGGAACGTTTTGCGTAGAATTCAGTATCATCATCATATTGAAAAAACTCTTCACCTCTATGTCTATCAATGAACTTTTCAATTAATTCATAAGCGTAGTCATCTCTGTCGGCGGAATCTTCAAAATCTTCTTCATCCATAATGTAGTTATAATCATCCCTAAGTGATTCCAATTCATCCATTGTAAACCTCCTAAGTAAAAATGCTTCTAACTGTGATTCTGTTATAAGGTATTTCATTATATATAAGTATTAGTTGTAAGGTATTCTGAACTCACTATGGTAGTGGTAATATTGCCCCTGAGGTGTCAGTGACCTTCATTTGTAGGGTATTCTTAACCCATCTACTAATAACTTCTTTAGAATCAAATTCATCAATAGAAAAGAAGGAAGAAATTTCGTAAATTAATTTATAATGTATAAAACACCGACCATCTTCCATATCATATTTTATCTCAGCAAATCCATCAAGTTCTGAATTAAGAAAGTATATTGCATCATTCCTTTCAATCTGAATAAAGTCCTGATTGTCAAGATATTTGTTAATCATTCTATCTAACTGTGATTCTGTAATTAAGTATTTCATTCTTCGTTAACTATTAATCTGTAACCATTAATCTGTAATCATATGGACCATCCCAAATCGTACTATCACTAATACCCAAAGTATCATTAACCCATGCTTTGATTATATCCAAACAATCCGATTTATCAATGGGGAAGAAGTTAGTTAATTCCTCAGTCAAACGACGATTTACAAACACCCAATTCCTAACTTCACCAAAGGCGTTGTTAACATAAACACTAATCTGTGATTGCCTATCTGACTCACTGTTTAAGAAATATATATAATTGTTGAATCTCTTCTTGTTGTCATACATGACAAAGTCCTGAATATCAAGATATTTAAAGATTACTTTCTCTAATTTTGATTCGGTGATAAGGTATTTCATTATATATAAATACAAAGATACACATAAAACTGAACAATACATATTGGGTTAATAATTTAATAAGAATATGATAATATGGTTTGGGGGTGATTTTTAATACTTATTATTATGGATTTATCAAAGTTTTTAACCATAGTAATCCCTTGTAAGAACGAGGGTAAGATAATAGAACAAACGTTGTCCTTATTAAACTTTCAAAAGGGAATACAAGATGTTAGAGTTATTGTTTGTGATTCATCGGATGATGATTATACATCCTATTCTTTGGAAAATAGGAGAACAGATTATTTTAATCTACAGATTATTTCAGGAGGACTTCCGTCTGTTGCAAGAAATAAGGGAGCTGAGAATGTGGAAACACCTTATGTTCTATTTTTGGATGCTGACATATTCTTATTGGATTTTGACATATTAAACAATTGTATATGGGAGTTCTTATTACATAACACAGATTTGATTACATGTAAGGTAAGGTCAACGACAGGTGAGTATAATAGTATATTCAGATTATTTGATACAATACAAAAGGTATTCAAACCAATCACACCATTTTGTCTTGGTGGGTTCATGATGGTTAAGAAAGAAGTATATGATACAATCGGTGGGTTTGATGAAAACGCAAGAGTTGCCGAGGATTATCTATTCTCCAAACAAGTTAAACCAAGCAAGTTTTATATCATGAATACAACGGTATTCACAAGTCCAAGAAGGTTCAAACAGAAAGGTGTGTGGTATATGTTAAAACTTATGGTTAGTTCATTCTTCAACAGGAACAATAAAACTCATTTTGAAAACGATAAAGGATATTGGGAATGAATAATTGGAAAACGATAATCATGAGTGACTTACACTTAGGAGCAAGACAATCACAGACAGATAAGATAATAAGTTTCTTGGATAATAACACAACGGAAAAACTAATATTGAACGGTGATATAATAGATGGTTGGGCTCTTAAAGGTAACGGTAAATGGACAAAGGATTGTACCAAGATATTCAGAAGGTTCATGAAGATGTCAGAGAAGAATACAAAGGTGGTTTATATAAGAGGAAACCACGATGACTTCCTAAAAGATTTTATTCCATTTAAATTAAACAACATCAGGATTGTAAGAAAGTATATACATACAGGAATAGATGATAGAAAGTATTTTTGTTTTCACGGGGATGTATTGGATTTCGTTATAATGGAAGCAAGATGGTTAGCAGTAATCGGTGGATGGTCATATGATATTGTGATTAAGTTTAATACTCTATATAACAAAATAAGAAAGTGGTTTAACTTACCATATCATTCACTGGCAAATACAATAAAACAATCAGTTAAAGGGGCAATTAACTTTGTATCTGATTTTGAAGATAACGCGAAAGGTCTAACAAAACAAAAGGGATATGATGTTGCGGTGTGTGGACATATTCATCACCCGAAGATAGAGAATGACTATATGAACTCAGGAGACTTTTGTGAGAACTCTACATGTCTTGTAGAAGATTATAACGGGGTGTGGAAAATAATAACTATCTAACTATAACTTCTTTAACTCTTCTATCCAAAGTATTCTCAACCCATCTAGCAATAACATATTTAGAACTATCAAATTCTATAGAGAAGAAATCTTTAATCTCATCAATTAACTCAAAAATTATTACACACTCACCACCTTTAAAGTATTCAATTGATGAGTCGATATATTCACCACCTTCAGAATTGGCGAAGTATATTGCGTTTCCTCTTTTAATCCGAATAAAGTTCTTAATATCCAAATATCTAAAGATTACTTTATCTAATTGTGATTCTGTTATGAGGTATTTCATTATATATAAATATTAGTTAGAAGGGTAACCTCAATGTCAAACTTCCACTGTTTGTAATGGACATTGATTTTTCGTAACTGTATTTTACTTGTAATGTATCACCAATCCATCGAACAATAATCTTCTCAGAATCAGAATCACTCAAAGAAAAGAATGATGAAATATCGTCAACTAATTCATAATTCATAAAAGAAAAATTATCACTCATATCGTATCTGATTTGACAATACTTATCACCTCCTGAATTAACAAAGTATATAGTGTCTTTATCCTCAACCTGAATAAAATCTTGGTTGTCAAGATACCTAAAGATTACTTTTTCTAATTTAGATTCTGTTATAAGATATTTCATATAGAATATAAATATAACAAAGATAATAACTATTATTGATTTAATACCTCTTCCACCAGTCCTTGGCCGACATAATTCAAATTCTGCGTTGTGGATACCTTATGATTTAAGACCTTTTCCACCAATGAATGCTCGGGGTATTTGAGAATGGTAGTTGTAGACACCTTAACATTATGACTTAATACATCTTCCACCCGTGTTCGGATATGAGCATTGTGAGTGTTAGTTGTGGATACCTTACTATTCAATACATCTTCCACCCCGCTGGAATGGATAGAGAGGCTCGGTGTTGTTGTGGATACCTTATGATTTAAGACCTCTTCCACCTTCCAAGGAACACGAACTTTAACATCACACGTTGTGGATACCTTATGATTTAATACATCTTCCACCATCATGCTTTCAACACCGCTACCTGTCACGGTTGTAGATACCTTACTATTTAATACCTCTTCCACCCAAGAAGATAGGACAGGACAAAAATCATCTGAGCTCATGGAGAATATCTGAAAAAACGAATTAAAAAAATCATATCTCCACCATAAAGTACCTGATTTATCAAGTTCAAAGTACCAGTATTTATTATCCCTATTAATAAACCATATTGACCCATTATAAGGAATAATCTCACAATCACCTAACTCTTTATATAGGTGTTTAAAAATAATTTGTTTTAATCTATCTGTAATAACCATAGAGTAAATATAGTAAGAAATTAGGAACTAAACAAACTCATTACCCCATTCCACTATCGTGTCGTTCCATTCCCCTTCGGGTCATTACACTAATGGGTTCATTCATTTGTTTACTTCCTAATTTCCCCTATTGTATGAATCTATAATTAACGTACAACACTAATCTATAATAATCCCCCTAATGAAAGACACACACTATGAAGGGACATAACATAATACTGTTAATGGTATTGTACCCCATCGGGATAATGAAATACCCTAAAGGGTATATAATATGATATGAGTATACCTGTTAGGGTATAAAATATATGGTGGAATGTGAAGGGGACAATGTTCCTTATATGGAACATAACCCTACAGGGTTATCCCTTATATAACACATTATGTCCCACAATTTACCACCACTATAATTGTCCATATCATGTGTCTATATGGTAAGGGGAAATCTTAAAAACCCCGTTGAAGACACTATAAAATACACTTCCGTTGAAGGATTCTAAACAACTAAAGTCTGTCCACGCCACTTTATTGTTACATCCTATTTTTATCTGGAAAATGTATATAGTTAAAAAAACCCTTCTCACACTATCAGGAGGACCACTTTTTTCACTTTTCATACAACCAAAAACCCCTCTCACATATACGTCAGTGGTAAAAAGTGGGAACATTTACCTATGGACAATATACATAATATACACTATATTTATAGTTGTTAATATGTCTAAAACCCGTCAAGGGGATTATCCCCCATCTGACGCTCCCCTGACATTTTGACAAAATCAAGAAAAAATGAATAATAATTTATCAACAATTCCCCCTGACGATATGTCTAACCCCATTTCAATAACTGACATACTGAAAAATTTAAGGGTTGTAACTGACCCTTTACGGGATGTTGTTGCTGTGACCCTGTATTATAATGGGGAAAAGGTGGGTAAGATGGAGTATAGGAAAGCATCATCTACATACCAAGGGGACATGAAGATATTAACATTGTATTCACTTACCCCTGAGTTCATGGAGTTATTCAAGGGTCAGGAAAATCCCATACGTATTTTGGACAACCATGTTAAGGGGTTTGTTTAAATTGTTTCCATACAATACTCTTGTACTTTGTTTCATTCCCCCGAGCTTCCACTTCAAAGGGACATTCCCAATATCCGTTTTTCTTCATGGATGATGCGTAGTTACGTTTGATACCTCTTTGTATGTGGTGGGTGTATTCATGGATGATTGTTTTAACAAACATTTCCATTGTCTCACATGCTGAGGGGTTAATCACCAATGCTTCAAAATCGTATTGACCATAGGAACCTGTTAACCCGTTTCTGATTTTCAGTTTGGGGAATGGTTTGTTTCCGTGACCGAGTGTCTGACGTGTGATGGCTATAAGTTTCATCCCCATTCTTCTGAGTTCAGGGGTTGTGTATGTATCTAATCTATCTTTGAGTTTCATATTAGTCGATGTATTTGAATGTTACGTTACCCATGTATTCGTTGTTGTTGTGTCTTGGACCTGGGATACAAGCTACTTTGAAGAACGTGGGGATGATTGTGTTGTTAATCAACTTATTGAAATTCCACTCAGTGTGAGCCTTTCTTCTTTTGAAGAACGACATTCTTGATTGTGACCAATAATGATTGGATGGGATTCTATCTTCACTGAATGTGAACCCTCTCTTCTTTGCTGTCACTTCAATGTTCAACACACGAGACCATTGTTTTTCTGTGTAATTCCATCTGTCTGTCTCACCAACTGATACAATACGAATGGTCACATCACCGAAGCCATTCCAAGTATCTTGAAAGGTTAGAGAGTTGGTCTTTTGTAAGTACTTCTTAACTAACTTGGTCGATAACTTGTCTTGGGTGATTTTCATATGGTGGTCGTTTATTGTTCTACAAATATACAACAATTTTCTTCCCCCACAAATAAAACTTACTTTTTTTTTAAAGGCAGGGTGGAGTACACACTCCAAGCATTAACCGTGCCAGCCCTTTATCCCCTTATCGTTATAAGGTACATTTACGGGGCTAAGTTACAACGAAAATAATTAATAAAAAATTAGGATATTAACTTTCTTCGCCGTATCTTTGTGTTGACGCTCTTCTTATAAAAAAAAATATATAAAGCACCAAGCTAAGTTACGGCGGATTTTTTAAATAAACAAATATATTATCACATAATAAATCCCTATCTTTGTAGTAATGAGACAGAAGATATATACACTAAAAGATTTTGACTTCAAACCCCATGGTGTGGTAAAGGGTGCGGTACAAGGTTTACTTACACTCCCCAACAATATCACAGTATCCATTGTGGGTGGTGGTCTTCAATCTATTGTCGGTGGGATGAATATGTTACGTGGTGATGGTGTTGATACCTTTGAAGTAGCTGCATGGTGGGGTGACCAAGGTGATTGGATTAAACTATCTGACTACGATGATGTATTATCATATGTAGATAAAGATAGACTACCAATCATACTACTTGATTTATCTAAGAAATAATTTGTATATAAGAAACCTTTGAACTATATTTGTAGTCTATACATTATGAAGAAATACATACTACCCCTAATCATGTTAGTCGTTATACTAACATCTTGTTCTACCCCACAACATGGGTACAACTACAAGAAACATTCTAACACACAACAGAAGATGTACAAACAAACTAAACGTGTGAACAAGGGGAAGAGCCAACTACAACATCAGTGTACCCCTAAGAAACACAGACGATAATATGAAACGATTTACCATTACACCCAATCAGGGTATCATCCTATACACAATACTAATGGTTACCATAGTAGCAGTGGTAAAAGGATGTGACCTAATGTAAAGGGGGGGGATACTTATTAAAAGTTATCAACACCCCCTACTACCCCCTCCTATACCCCTACCTATGGGGTCCCCCCTCCCGTATCCCCCCTTTTATAGGGGGTTTTTTGGTCATATAGGGGGGATAATCCCCTCGAAAAAATCCTGGAAAAATTTTTTAGAAAAGCGACCCTTTGTTTTAAAATGTTCCCTATATGTAAAAAATAAATTTTTGGAAAAATTTTGTATTTATGAATATGAGTAATGTTATTGGTTCGGAAAAGTTTAATGGGTTATTAACTAAGGTTGTTAATTCTGTTATTGGTAAGTATCTTAAAAACGCTACCACTATTGATTATGATTTTAATTTTAGTGTTAAGGTAAGAAGAGGTATGAGTAAACCATATGTTGGTTGTAATGCGGGTTCTCATGGGGAACCTTATAATTATGTGATTGAGGTTTATTCGGATATTGATATGCCGAAGGGTTTCACATATAATGATGAGTATAGAAAGAAACACAATAAGATTGCTGATGGGTTTCATAATAGTATAATAGCCAATGAAATTAAAAATCTTATTCCAATGATGGGTTTGGATACCAAGAGTCTTGGTAATGTGTTTGGGGTTTGTTTTATGAATGTAATTTAGGGTAATATTACCTCTCCAATGATAGTATTGTTGGACCGACCCCTTCTTCAACGGAGGGGTTTTTTATTTCATTTTTTTTTCTTATTATTGATATATGGAAATGGAAGAAGAAAAATTATCAGTTACTGTGGATGTAACATTAAAGGACAATAAGTTTTTTTATAACATAATGGCCATGAAGGGTATGAATATGGATGATATTATGTCTGTATTGTGTGGAGGTCTTGCTTTATCTATTCGTAGTAGGGAAACCCCTGAGTTACAGGGTCAGACTCTTAGGGATATTATTGGTCATTTGGAGTCTGAGTTTATTAATGTGGATTCGTTCTCTGATGTTAAATAATTTTTTGGTAAATTAGTATTATTGTTTTATCTTTGTAAAAAAAATATATATGGAACCTGAAGAAGAAAATATTAGTATGATGAATATTTTAGGAGATAATGTTTTGTTAACAAGGGATTATGGTAATTATCGTGTAACTAATGGAGGAATAACTGTTAATCCGTATCTTGATGGTGATTATCGTGGTTCTCCAATGAACAACAGAACGTATAATAAGGATGGTGAATTTGTTTTTCCTGAATTATTATTCAAGGTTCTTAAGAAGAGTTTACCTGGTATTCATTCAATTGTTATTAATAAGTTTGAAACTAAATTTACATATAGTCTTAGTGACTTTGAATCTACCCCAAAGTACTTGGTATTTGTTGATGTTAAATACAATTGGGATTCAAGTGATATATTATCTCCTGAGAAGTTGGGTGATAAAATCAACATGTCATTTCCTATGATATATACTGATATTAAGTTTGTCACCTTTCAGGTAAACACCGTTAAGGTTGAGAGACGTGATTACGAGAAAGAGTTTATGAATATCTTTGGTAAAAAATAATTTTTGCCTTATATTCGTATTATGAAACTTACAAATAAACAATTGGTTAAGGTTGAAGAGACATTGAAGGATTTTCTTTGTCTTGTTCCGAGGTATTTGGAAGTTAAGGGTAATAATGTATTGTATGATATGTTTTTATCTAGGAACCGCAACCCTTTGTTTGATTTAACTAACACTAAGTTTTGGCATACGGGTTTATCATCTAATGGAGTTAAGGGTGGTGGTAAGATTGTTCACGACCACTATGTTCCGAGAAAGATTGCCATGGGATATATCATGGATGAGTTAAGTAAGAATCCGTCTATTGGTGTTGATAATTTTGTTTTATTATGTAAGAAATATGCATCCACCATTTCTTTGACTGATAAGGAACATTCTTTGGTTACTCTTAGAGCTAAGAATACGGGTAAGTGTAACTACGAGTTTTATTCTGAGTGTGGGATTATCATTGAGGGATTGGATAAACTTGTTGGTGAATTATAAAAATAATTTTTTTCCGTTGTTCCAATCCCCCCTACCCCCTTTTTTATTTTGATGTATTTATAGTAAAACATTATTATGAAAAAACTTTTAAGATTAACTGAATCTGATTTGATTAGAATAGTAAAACAAGTTATTAGTGAACAGTCTCAGGATAGAAAGAAATTTAAGATTGGTTCAAATACTTACCAAATACAAAAGATAACTCCTGTTGATAATATGTGGAATCAATTAGAGTATGTTAAAGTACTATCTAATGGAATGATGGAAAAGAGATTAATTACGGGATTTATTAAAAATGATAATTCTAAATTTATTTATCAAACTAAAAATGATAAATCCCAAAAAATAGGTCCGTCGGATGTAGAATTAGTTGTTGTACGACCTAATCAAAACGTTAAACCTCAAAATCAACCTGATAATAAACCACAGACTCAATCACAACCTACGGTTAGTCAAAAGGACATTAATGAACTTAAAAATTTTTATAAAAACTTAACGGATTATCTAAATGATTTTTCAGGTGAGTATAAAACAAAACCTGAGAATTCTACTGAAAGTAATAAAATAAATTTTAAATTATTTAGTAGTGAAAACAGAAATGTTGGAGGATTAGTTACTTTATCTTCAGAGTCTGGTAAAATAAAAGTATTGTTCGGAGGTACACCTATATATAATACGGAACCAAATGACCCAAGAGGTATTGCTTTAACATCTTCTCGTTTAGTAAAAGAATTGTTTAAACAACAAAATTACTAAACCGATATTAAGTAATACAACCCCATTCTTAATGAGTGGGGTTTTTTATTATCTTTGTATTTATTGTAATATGAAATACCAAATCACACCTGAACAATTGGATAAAGTTATAAAACCTTATTTTGATAAGGTGTTTAAAGACGCCAAGTGGAGTGAAAAATATATTGGTGGATATGGTGAAACGTGGTACGGCGTATTTAATCAGGATGGTGAGATGTTGGTCGGTCATCCAGAATCTGATAGTTTCACTTATTATACTGACGGAACATATTTTAGTAATATGTGGGAGTTCTTTAGTGTTGATGCAAAAGAATTTACTGATGCGATAGGTCGTTACATTAAAAAAACATATGGGTGTGAGTTTGATTATATTTGGTAATCGGGTATTTATTTTTATATGAAATACCAAATCACAAAGGAACAATATTCTAAACTTGTCTATAAGTTAATTGAAGCATTTTTTAAGGATGCTAAATTTACCAAATCGGAAAGTAAAGATAGTTATGTGTCTTATGATATTACTGTTGATGGTGAGGACGTTGCTTGGATTAATTCAAACGAAATCACGTCTAAAACTAAGAGATGTAAACATGAACTTATAATATATGACGCAACTATATCAATGATAACAAACTTTGTTCCGATTTATAAAAAGAAGGTATTCTCAAAAATACTTATTAAATATTTTTCTGATATTATCGGTGAAGATATTGATTGTATTGATTTTGATGTAAAACCTTATGGGAGCGAAGATAAAATTACATACAAGAAAAAATTCAAAAATAAAAAATAATTTTTTTTTCCGTCGTTCAATTCCCCCTACCCCCTTTTTTATTTTGATGTATTTATTATAAAATATTAATATGAAAAAAGTTATAACATTAACTGAATCAGATTTGGTTATAATAGTTAAAAGAGTTATAGAAGAAGAACAGTCGTTCTCAGATAAATTGAGGCAGAAGATGTTATTCTTTAAACCTTTAAAGTTAACGGATGATAGAAAACTGAAGTTGTTTGAGTTTGTTGTTGATTCTATTGATTCTGGTGATTTTAGTACAGATGCTCGTAGAACACATCAAAAGGATGTAAACCTTGTAATTTATTCTAAGGGTGAGATAGTCATTGATGGTATCAATACAACTGCAAGTGTTGTTGTGTTTAATGTTAGAAAAAATATGGATGTTGGTCGTATTCCATCTTCTGATGTTATTGTTCAGATTCCAAAACATACAAAGGGTTATGGCAATATGGGTTTTATGGATGAAAATAACCCTCTGTTTCAGAAGTTTGTCAGGTTATGTAAAAATATATTTGAAACCGACAAAAAATTACATATGGAGTTGGAAAAAGCTCAAATTAATTTATCTCGTGTTTCACCACATAAGAAGAAAGAAGACGAACCAATTCCCCGTTATGGAGTTTATTATGATTTTGATGATGATGATTACACCAACAATAATGGTTTTGGGGGATTTGGTGGAGGTAGTTTCGGAGGTGGTGGAGCTGGTAGTGATTTCTAAAGTATTTATTGTTATATGAAATATATTATCACCGAGTCTCAAAATTTACAAATGAGGAAAGTTAATTTCTTAAAGCATTATGTTGAGAACTTATTATCAGAATACGAATGGTTTAATGGTGATGTTGAGATAAAAACAAAAAATTGGAAATTTAGAAATGAGACATATCCTGTATATCAAATTATACTAAATACAGGTGGTCGTAGTTATCACGCTTATGACGAGGGTTCAGATATTGAAGAGAAGATTGGAACCATGTTTACATTATTATTTCCTAAAGACAAAAACGGAGATTCTACTGCGGTGTGGGATGTTATTTTTGTATAAAATTTTTTTTCCCTTTGTTCCAATTCCCCCTACCCCCTTTTTTATTTTTGTGGTATATTTATAATAAAATATTAATATGAAAAAAGTTGTAACATTAACTGAATCAGATTTGATTAAAATAGTTAAAAGAGTTGTTAAAGAAGAAAGTTCCCCAAAAGAAAAAGATTTATATACATCATTACATTCGTTGAGAAATTCAATTAACGATATAAAAGCTCCGTCACTATTAAAAGATAAGAAAGAGGCATTATCCAAACTTGAGGATATTTTATCTACGGTAAGAGACATGGAAGATAAACCTAAATCAAAACGTAAGGTTAATGAAAATAGAGATGAAGAAAAAGATATTTTCATATCTGCCGGATTTAAGGGTGTTAGAGATTACATAGGTCAAACAGCTTCACCACAGAGTATCATTGAGTTATACAATGAAACTGTTGAAGCAGATGCCGCATTGGTGAAATATCTTGGGCGTGATATCTTTTTGAATACTAATGATGAGGAGGTTGATAAGTATACAGTTCTTGAAGATTTGGACGATGCCCTTCTTAGTGATGAGCAAATTAATTATGGTGATGAGGAAGAAGAGGAAGATGATGATATGCCGTCATATAAAACTAAATGGAGAATGCCATCTGATGATGATAATAATCGCCAAAGCTTTGAGGATACCGGTAGACATCTTGGATGGTTTAATCCCAAACGTTGGAATGATATGTAAAAGGTATTTCTAAAAAAAAATTAAAACTCCTTAATCTTAAGGATTTTTTTATTTTATGAAATATTTATAGTAAACATAAAAAAATAAAAATTAAACATTATGAAAAAAATTAGATTATCAGAAAGAGAATTAACTAATATTATTAAAAAAGTTATCAACGAAGGGGTACTTATTTTCCGAACCCCTGAAGAAATAACTGAAATCTTAAAACAAAAGGGGGCAACATATGAAAAACCAATACAAATTCCGATGTATCATCACCATGCTGGCCCGATGGTAAAGATAGATAATAGTTGGTATTGTATTGGAGAAGACATTAATAGTGAGGGATAAGAAAATTATTATGAGAAATATTGAGGCATATAAGAACAGATTTTATAACTTGATGGAATCTACTATTGGTAATGTAAAACCATTAATTAGTGAACAAGAGGAAACTGAACCACAAATTTTTGACAAAAATTATTTTATTACAAAAAAAACGGGCACATTATCTTTGAATGATAATAGTATAGTTAACAAAATAGATGATGTTGAATTAACAGATGCTGGGAGTCAATTCTATGATAGTTTTGAAAGACAAAATTTTGGTGGAAGAGGGAGCTCAGCGGGAGATTACCAATGGTCATACGGGGATACCCTTGACATTGGGATTAACGGAGCTCCTGGACAACCAGGTATTTCGATAAGTCAAAATGGTACCGAATTAGGTACAATGATATTTTAAAAAATATTAATATTATAGCACAACCCCTCCGATGTGAGGGGTTTTTTATTTTGCATATATTTATTGTAATATGAAAAAGATTATAAGATTAACTGAATCTGATTTGGTTAGAATAGTTAAAAAAGTTATTACAGAAGATTCTAATGCGGTAACAAATCAGGAGTATGTAGTTAAGAAGGGTGATACTTTAAGTAAGATTGGTAAAACCTTGGGTGTTAATTGGAAAGAAATTGCAACTTTAAATAATATTAAAAATGTAAATTTAATTCGTGTTGGTCAAAAATTAAAAATACCTGGAAAAACTCAAACTACGGTTTCATCAACACCAAAACCAGTACCAACTGATTACGTTATGGCTCAAGATAGGTATACTATTTATGTTGAGGGTGTTTTAGAAAAATTATTTAATAAAATGTCATCATTTAAAACATTTGGTAAACATATAAATAATGATAATGAAGTTTTGACAGCTATTGCAACAAATCTTACTGTGGATGAATTAAAGAATAAATTTGGTGATAAGTTATTAAATTACCCTTTTTTACCATTTTCAGATTTTAAATTTTATTCGGCTACTGAAGGTCGTCCATTCACTAAAGACACTGTTAATGTTTTCACTCCCATTGGGCGTCCCTATGTTAAATATTTAAACGATGTGACAAGTACACCGGAGCCACCAGTTGAATAAAAATATATAATATGAAATATATTATTACCGAGAGTAAGTTAAATGAGGTTATTAAGAAGTACATGGAGGCTACCTATGGTGATGTTGAAATGAACATTGACAAAGATGATGGGTATATTCATTTTTTTAGTAGGAAAGACGTTGATAGTGATGGTTACCCTGTAAGAATTGCTCACAGAAATAATCACGGGACATTATGGATTGATTATTCTTTTTTTGAAAAGATGCGTATCTTATTTGGAAATTCGGTTGGTGAAGGTATTGAAAAATATTATTCCGATAAGTTTGGAATAGAAATTAAGAGAATTAACATGGAGTTTTAAAACCCACATATATTTATATTAAACATTATATATTATGAAAAAAATAGTGAGATTAACCGAGTCAGATTTGGTTAGAATAGTTAAAAGAGTTATTAATGAAGAAACAACAGATACTTCAAAAAAGAAACCAGAAGATATAAATTTTGAGGATGGTAAAGACTATTTTTTCACAGTTTTTGGTAAAGATAAAAACGTAATTAAAAACAAAGACGGTAAACCTGTTAGAGTTGCCATGTCGGTAAAGTCAGTTGGTGGTAACAGTTATGATTTAATTTCAACTGACAACTATGAATACCCACAATTAAAACCCCGTGCAATATATACTTACAAAAATGACGCTTTTACATTCCCTCATGGTATAGGTAGTTTCAAAACACCAGGTACTTCATATTATTTGGCATTATCGATGAAACAACTTAAATGAAGAAATTATAATTAATTTAAAACCCCATTCATTTTTGATGGGGTTTTTGTTTTACTAGATTATTTGACTAGTAAAATCATTATTAGTATTATTATAAAAAATATAATACTATGGAAAAATTACAACAACTTATTGAAACATGTCCTGATGAACTTTTTGATATAGTTAATAAACTATATGACGAAAAGTTTCCAAAAAAGAAAAAGAATTCTAAAACCATTTTTAAATTTAAAGTATTGGGTAAGAATTATGACAGAACTATTACAACCAAGAATTACGTATCATTTATTTCTGATATTTCTAAGATTCACCCTTATGAAATGTTCGAAAAGTGTATCCCATCTTTTTTTATTTCTAAGGTGAATAAACCTATGAAACAAATGTATAAGATTAATGAAGAATTATATGTTAGCGGATATAGTTCAACTGAGGTTAAGGTAAAACATATTATGAACATATGTGAATTACTTGGAATTAATTTGGAAATATTGTAAATTTTATTTTATATTTGTCCCATGGATTTATCTAATTATACAATCAAACAACTTGTTGAATTGAAAGACAAGATTAACAGTCAAATTTATTCTTTTGAAGACGGATATTTTTATATCTGTAAAATTAATTCCTATGGAAGAAGTTGGGAAGAAAAAGGTATAACAAACCCATATACTCTTCAAGAGTTATGTAATCAGTATGATGGTTATGATGGTATTCTTAATGTTTATACAAACAACCCTGATTTGAATATTTATAACTACGGTGACGTTAAATTCTTTCCTACACGTGAGGACTACGAGAAGTGGTACAAATATTCATATTTGAAACGACAAATTCCTAATATAGAAAAAGAATTGGAGGAATGGGAAAACCGAGATAACGTTCCATTTAGTCGTCGTCCATTATTTGCTCCCATCTATTCAGTTGAGACTGTTGAGGAGTATAAAAAAGAAATGTCCGAACTTGAGGGGACATTTGTGCAACCTGTTAATCTTGGTAGATATCTTGACGAGGAAGAGGAGTAATTTTTAAACCCCCATTCATCTGAGTGGGGTTTTTTGTTTTATGATGTATTTATCTTATATGTCTGATAATTTTTCACAAAAAGTAATTGGTTTAATTGATAAAGGAGGCTCAGTTTTGGATATTGCCAAGTTTTTTGGTGGGTTAGAACAATTCATTCAAAAAGTTTCCAAATATCCATATCTAAAAGCATTGGTTGATTCAAAGTTAGGAGGTAATATTGAGTTCTATCTTGACGATTTGTCCAAAAGATACCGACTTCCTGTTCAAATAAAAGCTGTTGAAGTGGCAGATGACTACTTTGGAGAAATGTATGACGTTTATGTTGATGTGATAATACCTGAAGTTACTGATGAAGTTGATATTGCAATCTTATATAATTATTTAAAAATGTATGAGGATGATACTGCGGATGAATGGGCATTACTTAACGATAAAAAACTTAATTCAGGTATGACAATGGTACATATTCTATCAATCAATGGTATTGATTGGAGAGATATGAAACGAGTGATTAATACAACAGAAGAAGACGTTGAAGAAATAATCCCTGACGAATACGAAATATAATACATGAGTGTTTTACCTTCCAAATACAAGGCGTTTTCTAAAGTAATGTCCGTCTATTTTAAGTCAAAAGAGATTCACGGATTAATAATTTATCATGATGACAAATATACTGGTATTTATTTGGATAATGAACTAGTTAAGGTTCCAATCTTAAAGATAAAAAATCCAAATAACATTCCGTTTTCATACAATGCACTCAGCTCTTTACTTGATGATGAATTAGATACTGTTGGAAATTTTGCCAATGTATCAATTAAATCATATCAACGTCCATCACTTATAGTATTAAATGATTTCAATAAAGGAGAGTTTTATATTCCTGAAGAAAATGAAAAAAAATTAAGAAAATGTTTAAATACCGATACCGTTGAGATAAAATACAGAGATAATAACAGCATAATATATACAATATATGGAAAATATATTGTTAATAATGACTTTGAAATGTATTGGGAAAGTAGTGAATCTTTTAGAATAGACATCACTTTTGAAATTGAAAAAATATTTGTTGATGACCTTGTTAGAAAGGTTCATCATTTTATGAAAAACTATGATGAAATGGTTCACTTGGTTTATGATATAAAGTATGATAATGACGAATTGTTTGAAAACCCTGTATGGGATTGTATTATAGAAAATTTGGGTCAATATAGAACAATGATAAACAGAGACTGGCAATATGTTGATGTGAACATTATCGTTGCGTAAGGTATATATAATATATGAAGTACATCATAGACCAAAAACAATTAGAAAAGACAAAAAATTTAATTCAGGGATTGATTAATTCTAAATTAGATAGTTTAAGAGAAGAATCTGAGGAATGGGGAATGGGTGAGATGGATGAATTACATGAGGTTGAATCTGTTGATAAGATTGAGGTTGTTGATGTTGTAATGTCAGGTAAGATAAAAGTTCTCATTAATATTTACAGAACTCAGTTAAGAGATGATTTTGATAATATCAGGGCGGAAATTCAATATAGAATAGAAGATTTGTTGCCCAATATTGAATTATATATAAACGATATTATTGATGAAAGGAAATTTGGTCCTGGAATTGATTGGTAAAAAACCTAATAATTAAATTTTTTCACTATATTTGTAATCTAAAATAAAAACAATATGATGCTAAACAATTTCCCTGACGAAGACTATTACAACCAAGAAATTTATGATGATGGAGAATTGTTAGACGAATGTGATGATTATTGTGGAAGTTAATAAACTTTAAAACCCCTTGTAAAAAGGGGTTTATTTTTTTAAATTTATTTTTATTTTTATTTTATGACACAAGAACAAAAATCACAATTGTATAGTAATCTATTATTACAACATACCCGTTTAGATAATCAAATTAACGAGATTAAAGCAGAACATTTTGAGATGAATGATGAACAGATGGGTAGAATTCGTGTATTACAGTCTAAACAAGGTCAACTTGTTGCTCAGATGCAACAGTTGATGAATGGTTAAACCATTCAGGGATATCTCTATTTTTCCATTTAGCAAAATCTTTCTTAGCTCCGTTATAATAGTTTCTGTATGATTCTATAACGTCTGTTACTTTGTATTCATCAGGCATTGCTTTTGGCGGTTCAGTAAAACCTTTGTCATGAATGTTTAATTTATTTGTTAAACACCATTCAATTACATCCTGTGATTTATGACGTTTTCCGTATCTATAAGTGTATTCTTTACATAACTCAAGTCCTAAGTCACAAAGATAAAGATAGTTTGATGATGACTCTCTAACCCATATTGAACAGGGGTGATTTTTGTGTGATAACTTGTACGGTACTTGGGCGGTACTTGGGCGGTACTTGGTGGGTGCTTGGTGGGTCACATGGTGGGCACCACATAATAGCTGAGCAGTTTCAAGAATCATCTTAACCACGTGTTTATCACAATGGTATTCTGCACATTTTTTTGTGTCCCAATCTAAAAAGAAGATATTCATAAAAACAAAAATAGTTATTTTTTTTCATTGTTTGATATATTTATAGTAATAAAATTAAAATTAAAATTATGAAAAGATTAGTTATAACCGAATCAGAAAAACAAAGAATTTTGGGAATGCACTCAAATCCATCTTTGAAAGGTAAATTATTTGAAGAATACCAAGCATTTGCAACAATTAAGGGTAAAGCAGTACCTGTAAATACGGCATTTTTAGATTTTGGTAAAGGTACCGCATATGAGTTAAGAGATGCTATAGAAGGTCCTCTTACTAATGAAGAAAAAGTAAAAACGGCTATTAGTAAAATTACTTCTCAAGATGCGTATAACGCAGCTCTTTGGGCAATTCAAAATGGTTATGCGGATGGAAATAAATATCCATTAATTATTGATTATATTCAGACAGATTTTAGAAAACCTGATGACTATAGATTTGACGGTGGAATACCTAGTTATGCAAATTTTGATGGTAACGTAGATTATTTAAAATATTTTTCAAGTATTTTAATGAAATATAACGACGATGAAAGGTATAAAACTGATGAAATTCAAAACTAATAAAATTTAAATGTAAGGTTAATTTTTATTAATTAATATATGAAATTTTAAAAAAAAAGGTAACTATAGTTACCTTTTTTTTATTATGTAATGTGGTATTACTTTTTATCTTTGATAAGGATAAAAGTCATGATTGGTAAAATTCCAAAGTATAAAATGTAATTACTGATTCTTTGAAATAAAAAACAAGAGGTATCCATGTTATTTGCGAAGTATCTTGCGGATACGAAAGATAGTGCTGCTAAAACCACTAAAACCAAAAGGACATTTTTTACATTTTTCATTTTCTTGTAAGTATTAAAGGGTTATTGTTTGATTATCTTCTACAAATATACACATGTTTTTTGATTATACAAATTTATTTTAAAAAAAAATCCCACAAAAAGTGGGAAATTTTTAAAATAAATGAAATTGTATTAGTTTACAGATACAACTTCTAAATCAAAGATAAGTTTCTTACCTGCTAGTGGGTGGTTCATGTCCAACACAACAGTGCTTTCTTTAACTTCTGTAACTACAACGTTTACAGGACCAAATTGGTTTTGTCCTTGTAACATATCCCCGGCTTTAACACCTTCAGGGACTTGAGATAGTGGTATTTCACTCATCATTTGAGGTTGAATTTCTCCGTAAGCATTTTCTGGTTCAATTTCAATTGTTTTCATTTCACCAGCGGTCATATCAATTAATCCGTTTTCAAAACCAGGAATTAATTGTCCTTGACCTAATGTTACTGTAAGAGGTTCTCTACCCTCAGCTAAAGATGTGTCGAATACTGAACCATCTTCTAATTTACCTGTATAATGAACAGATACATTATCACCGTTTTTAATTTTTGTCATATTTCAATAATAAATGAAAAAAATGTATTTTCAAAGTGATAAATCAAAATTTCTGAATATTTATAACATATTAATGTGATTAATACTTAAAATAAAAAAAAATATAAAAAAATGAAAAAAGTTGTAAGATTATCAGAATCAGAATTAACTAACTTAATTAAAACAGTAGTTAAAGAAACAAAGAGAAATAAAAGAAACAGAGTTAGTGAGGAAGTTGAAAACTTCTTTAATCCCGAAGCTATGGAGACTGGTAGTGCTATCGTAACAATGGTTGGAACAACTATTGGACTTTTAGGTATTGCTGGATGGGATTATCTTAAAGAACTTTATAGTGAATTAAGAAATACTAAAGGGAAACAAAAAGAAGCAATGGAACTTAAGTCTATTATCCAAGATTACGAAAGTAATAAAATGGATTCAGGTGAAGAAATGGATTCTGAAGTTGAAGTGGATAATATGGATATGGAAGATGAAGAACCAATGAATCCAATGGCTGAGAGTATCAGAAGACACATTAGAAGACGTTAATTTTTAAAAAAAATAATGAAAAACTCCCAATCGGGAGTTTTTTTGTTTATATTTGTAGAACAATTAACACTAACACCACTATGAAAAACTTAAAACTAAAATTGACTTCAGCAATGTTCGCTCTTGTATTATCAGTTGTATTAATGGTAACCTCACCATCATTACCTGTATTTGTTTTAAGTACTGGTCTTATCCTATTACAGACAGTCTTGTGGGGTAAGTTGATGAAAGAGATTAAAGAATAAAAAAATCCCCTCAAATGAGGGGATTTGTAGTTTATACTGTAACTTCTTGTTGTAGTAATTCGTAAGCTCTTGATAAACGAGTCATTCCGATACCACCACCAAATCGTGGGAAGAAATTGTGTGATAAAAATTCTTCTAATTCTTTCTCAACTCTTTCTTTACCGAATAGCTCAAATAGTTTTTCAGAATATTTTCCATTTTCTATTGTGTAGAAATTATTTCTCATTTCTTCCACGTTAGAACTTCTTTCAGCCGAACCAATTGTTTCTTGTCCGTAAAGAATTACATCAACTTTGTTGAATATTTTGTTTTCACTTTCTCTCATGTTCCAAAATGGATTTGTTCTGTATGGGAAATTCTGTAATGATACTACTGGTCCTTTTTCTTCCCACATTCTTGTTTCGTGTTCGTTTTCTAAAATTGAAACCCCACCGTACTCTTCACATACATCATCGTAGTTAACTTCTACAGGTGAATCAAACCCTAAATAATCTAAAAGTTCAGATTCAAGTTTTAACATTTCTTTCATCCCACCTTTTGATTCGAACTCAAACATTGGAAAAATCATTTCATGACGACCTGGAATTGGGTCTTTTTCTTGTCTATAAGACGTTGAAATACAATAAACACCATTCCATTCAGGATTCTTAAGAAGTTCGTATTCTAACCACATTTGACCCGTCTGTGGTAGTGGCCAAACTTCTCCTTGATAATTAAATGTTGTTATTGAGTGTGGATTTTCACACGCTGCCAAGATTGACAATCTTGATTGGGTTGGAACTTCTTTAAAACCTTTGTTTTGGAAGAATGTTCTCATTTTTTGAACTAACTCGTTGTAAGTTTCTGTGTTTTTCATTTTTTTGTTTTTTTTGTTTTATTTATTAAAAGGGCAAAAAAAATCCTGACAAATGTCAGGATTTCTTAAAAATATTATTGTTATTTAAATTTCGTAATTTTCTTTTAACTTTTTTTGTAGTCATTAAAATTAAATATATGCGTTTTATTAAAAATAATCAAGATTAACAAAATATTTATTAAAAAGTATTTATCAGTATGAGGAATTTATTGACTGAAGTTAGTAAGATGAAAAACATGATGGGTTTACAAGAGGCCGATAAGCCAAAATATAGCCCTGAAATAAAATATCTTGTTTCAGTTTTAAAAGATAATAAAGTGTATAGTGCTCAAATTCAAAAATTTATTAATAAAATTGATGATTACTCAAAAGACGGTTTGGTTGATTTTGGATTAATAACAAGAGGTGTTTTAAAAACTTTAAAGTTAAAAGGTAACAAAGATATTAATGTTTTTGAATTTTTCAAACAACTAACTAAATCATTAGAAAAAAGAAAAAATAAAAAAGAAGTTGTTAATCCTGAAGAAGAACCATCAATTTTAGATAAAGACATTTATAAAAAAGAAATATTTTTTCTACAGGTTGAACTTTTAAAGTTACAGGAATGGTTAAAACAAACAGGTAAAACTGTTATAATTGTTTTTGAAGGAAGAGACTCGGCAGGTAAAGGTTCTACAATTAAGAAATTCACTGAAAATTTAAATCCAAGATATTATAAAGTTATTGCTCTTGGTATCCCAACACCTGATGAAAGAAAGAACTGGTGGGATAGATACAGTAATCAAATTGAAAAAGGTAAGATAAACTTCTTTGATAGAAGTTGGTACAATAGAGGATTAGTTGAACCTGTAATGGGTTATGGTTCGTCAGAAGAGTACGAAGACTTTATGGATAATGTTCAGGATTTTGAAGAATCATTGGTTGTTGATGGGGATTACTTATTTAAACTTTGGTTCTCAATAGATAAAGAAACTCAAGCTAAGAGATTTGATTTCAGACAGAAGTCACCATTGAAATATTGGAAGTATTCTGAGAATGATGAGAAGATGCAAGATGTGTGGGAAAAGTTTACAGAATATAAACAAAAACTTTTTGATAAGACATCTACAGTGAATCATCCGTGGGTTGTTTTGGATTCTAACGATAAAAAGATTTCAGGTCTAAACTCAATTAGATACGTTTTACAAAACATTCCTTACACAAATAAGGATGAGGATGTTTTAAACAAAGACTTCCCTGAGGCTATGACGGTTTTAAGACCAAATATTAATGAGCAAACATCGACTATGGATTTCTATAACAAATATTTTGGTTCTGATGATAAAAAAGAAGAATCAAATTTAATGAATACATGGTCTTCTATGGCACCATCAAAAGACCAAATGACACCAAATTCAGGAGGTGCTGTTGATGCAGTTAAAGCTGGTGCTAAAAAAATTGCAAAAATTGCAAAAGAAAAGTCATCAAATTCAAATACAGTTGGGGTCGGAACAGTTTCAGATAAACTTGTAAATTTTGTAGCGAATATTGAGTTTTTTGTTAAGTGTGTTTATGACGACGCTAAAGGTGGTAAATGTGTGAGAAAAGAACCTGATTGTTGTTTAAGAGGAAAATCCCCAACTCCCGGAGCAAAGGCAACAATAGGTTATGGTACAACGTATTATCCTGGTGGAATACCTGTTAAACCTAATGACCCTGATATTACCGAAACAAAGGCAAAAGAATTAATGAAAAACACATTAAACAAAAACGCAAAAAAAATACTTAATTTATACCCAAACTTAAGTCAACAACAATTAGACGCGATGTGTTCATTATGTTATCAAATGGGATTTGATGGTTGTACAAAAGAAGCTCCAAATTTATCAGCAGCGTTAAAAAATAATCCAAATAATTTACGAAATGTTGAACAACATTTTATTGATTTTCCATACGAAGACAGACGAAAAAAAGAATGGAAAATTTATAGTCAAGGAATTTATTCTTAACCCTTATATTTATAGAATATGAAAAAGTTTATTATCACAGAAAACCAATTAGAATTTATCGTTAAAAGATACCTTAACGAAGATGCAAGATACGTAATGTCTTTTGACGAGTTTATGAAACATAAAAACAAGGACCAACAATATAAGTGTGATTTTGAAAACTTATGTTTTATTATCAAAGATGGTAATCACCAAATAGATTTGGGTGAAAAATTCCATGAAAAACACAAAATTCCTAATGGAGTTGGTGGAACAGTTTACCACGATGGTAATAATGTTTATTTCTGTCCTGACTTTGGTGATGACAGACCACAAAGAACTATTCAGGTTTATTAAAACTCAAATTGGTGTTTAAATTCGTAACCTGTTGAAGATTCTTCAACATTCATACGAAAATCTAGTTCTATAGTTTGGTTTTCATTGTTAATTATAAATGTTCCCTCAGAGCCTTCATTTATTTCCCATCCACCATGATTTTGTTCCAAAATGTTGTATAACTTATTTTCCCAAACCGCTGTAAATTCATAATGTTTGTCATCAGTATCATTGATTAGACCAACGTCATCAATATAACCTGAATCACCATCACCGCTAAAATTAACACTAATTTTAAGTTTACCATCTTCTTTCCACTGAACCATATCTTCAAGTAATTCCTTTTCGTCAATTTCAAACTCTTGGTAATATGATTCATAACCCATAGTTTGAATATTTTCTTCAATTATTAAAGTTTTGTCTGTTGTTGAATACTCACATGACACCGTTGCTCTAGAATCACCATCACCTTCTAATGAATCTAAAACTTCATCTTTAATAGTGTCAAAAAAATTATCTAAAAAATCAAATAATTTATTAGGTATAATATCATAAGCTCCACCTTTATTAGTCCAAGGTGAGAAGTGATAATCAACATTCCCGTCGTAATCAACATAAAAGTCATTACTGACACGAGTAAGACCATTACTTAATAGGATATAATGTAAAAGTTTAAAATTTTTTATAGTTTCAGGGTTATTTAATAATTCTTTCATAATAATAAATATCAATCATCAATTTCTAACTTCATGGTTTTAATCATCCATAAAGGTCTTTGTTTATTTTCTAATGCTAACACCCATTCTTTTGCCGATGGGATATATCCATTACAATCTTCCATTACATGTTGTTCACCAACATAACGGGTGTATACAGTTTTTCCATCACTGTTTTTAAATTCGGCACCAAAACGTTGTTCCATTTCAAATATACCTTCAGAGTGATGTCTCCATATTCTGTGTAATGAATGTCCGTACCAACCTTTTGTTTCATCTAACCATTCGTGTAAATGGATATAATCTTCCCATTTTCCTCCGAATTTTTTTACCGATGATTTTGCATGGATTATTGGATGTGCCATAATTTAGTGTTCTATAGATGTTGTTAATATATAATCCTCAGGAAGTGAAAGACTTTTGATAGTATGTAAGACAAGAATTTCCAAGCCTTCCGGAAAAAGTTCGATAGCGTATTCATAATTTGATGGGTATAATTTTACTGATAAAATGTTTTTTTTCTGACTAATTGAGTGAGAAAATTCCGTAACTTTGATTTCGGAATTTTCACCAAACCATTGGTCGATGTCTTGTTTGTTTGTTTTATTTAAGACTTTTTCAAAAAAACTCTTTTTCATAATTATATATACAAAAGAAATATAAGATATTTATTGTTAAGATGAAAGTAAATTTATATGATAAATCTAGTGGACTTGGTTCTGAACAGATAAATGTTATTCAGGACTTCTTGAGATTTTGCCAAAAAAACTCTCCACTTAAGAAAGATGTTGATATACATCTTCTTGGTGAACGTTTTGGTAAAATGACTACAGGTAGTGAAATACTTGGTAGAATTAAAGTTCTTGCTGGTGGAAGAATGTTAATTGACATTTTAAGAACTATTGCTCACGAGTGGGTTCATGAGTTTGCTCGTCAAAGAAATGTCAAATTGCAAGGGTTTAACACCGTATCTCAAGAAAACTTTGCAAACTCTGAAGCGGGGATTATGATACGTATGTATGAAAAAAGTAACCCTCAATTAACTGAGTTGTTGTATAATTAAGAAAGATTATGTATATTTGTCCTATGGATAGGGACTTTCAATGGATACGTAAAGTTATTGGTTCAATAACACATTTCGGACAAATTCAATCTGCGGAAAATCTGATTGATTTTTATGTTAAAAAGTATGAAAATTCTGAAGAATTAACACAATATTCTTTGGACTTTGAATGTAGTATTGTTTCCTTAAAGAAAAGTTTAATTAGTAAGAAATCAATTCTTGAATTATGATTGAAAAAATAAAAGACATTTATTGGTCTAAAATTGGTTATAAGGTAAGAGGTTTTTTTACCTCTGTCGGTAATTTAATTAAATGGTTTCCTGTTATTTGGAAAGACAGGGATTGGGATGACCATTATATTTTTGAGGTATTCAAGTTCAAGTTAGAAAAACAAGCTAAGTACATTAAAGAAAAAGGATTTCACACTAATTCAGACCTTGATGCTAAAAGGATTATGTTGTGTGTTAAACTGATGGAAAAAGTTCAGGAAGAGTTTTATGTTATGGAATATATGGACTACGAGGATAAAGATTTTTTCTTTGTTCCGACAGGTGATGATATTGAAGATGTATTGGGTGGTTATTATATGGAGACACTTTTGAAAAAAGAAAACTTAAATGATTTTTTCAAAAAATATCCATTGGTTTATAAGAAAATTGTTACTGATAAAAAATATCATATTTTTAAAATAGACAACGAGGATTTAACTTCATACGAAGTTAAATCAAGAATTGCCTTGAATATTGGAAGATACAATCACGAAAGAGCAAGGAAATTACTTTTCAAAATCTTGAGTGAAAATATTGAAAGTTGGTGGAACTAGTTTATAGTTTCACTTTCTTCAGTAGTTTCTGTTACTTCTTCTACCTTAGGTTCTTCTGTCTTATCTTTTGATTTTCTGTAACCTAAAAGAGTTGCTCCGATTCCAACAAGAATTATTGATTGTGTTATAACGTCAATATCCTTGTTTAAAAACATTTTATCAATACAACCCATAAGGAATGTCAAACCTCCGATAAACACGATATAAAGACCTGCAGTACCACTTCCTGATGTTTTTCCTGAACTATTGGAAGTCATCTCGGCAAATGAAAACTGTTTAATGTTTCCTATTTGTTTTTTAATGTATTCTTTCATGTTTATCTCCCTTGACCTTTGTAAGGTTTTTTGTAATTCTTACTTGTTTTATTGGATGTAAATTTCTTTGTTGATTTACCTGATTTCTTAACTCCGAATGAAACCTTCGTTGAGTTAGACGATTTAGTTGTTTTAGATGCCATTATTTCATTTATTTAGCTATAAGTATATAATTTTTTCAAAACGACATGTATTTATTAATAAAAATTATATTATGAGAAAACTATTTGAAATTTCTTCAGAAGAAAAACAAAGAATATTGGAAATGCATGAAAGTGCAACCAAAAAGAATTATTTGAGTGAACAAGTTACTCAACCTGTAAAACAAGGACAACCTGCTGCCGGTACACTAATTAACGGTGTTACTTATAAACTAAATGGGTTAACTGATAAAAATATTAATAATTTTTTGAATGTACCAAGTAATGGTGGTCTATGTGAGTTTTTTGACCCAGTTTTTAATGATGTTCTTAATAAAACTCGTGGAACTGATAGAGAAGTTGGTTGGATTTCTTATTGTGGTTCTCCAGAACCTGGAAATCCATGTTGTGATATGGTATCTAACTTTAAAGATTATATAAGTGTGTTAGCTAGATATTATTCAACACCTGAGGAATTTAAATCATACCCATTCTCAACATACACATCTAAGGCTGAAAAAGGAAAATCCTTTAAATCACTTTGGACACAAAAAATGAAAGATTATTTGACCAAATTGGGAGCCGGTGATTTATATGACGTAGAAGCTGCTAAAAAATTATTAGGTACAAGAGGTCAGGATTCCGGTGAAACATTTGACCAAGCGATGTTTGAGTTTATTGTTAATAATCAGTTAACAAGTGCTGGACTTCCTAAAATGAATGTTTAATATAAAGATAATTTAAATTTAAAAAGGGAAGATTTAATCTTCCCTTTTTTTATTTAGTTGTGAATGTCACATCACTACCTTTTGAAAAGGAACCAAAAACTCTATTACCATCTTGGTATTCAGTAATAAATTCAAGAGTATCCTCATCTTCAATTTTACCAAGTGTGTAGTATGTTTTAGTTCCGTTATCATCAACAATACAATCAAAAACATTTTTTGTATTGAAAACTTCAATGATTGGTAATACGAATTCACCATTACAGTTTACCAAGTTAACAGTTCTTTTATTGAAGTCAAATGTGTAAACATTTTTTCCAATTCCGTAATTAGGATATTCAATCAAATCCGAATCCATCGCATCAAATGTTGGAATTGATGAACTATGATTAAAATTTTGAAACTTTGTAATTGTTACAGTTACAACCTGTGAATTAGCAACTAAACCAACCATCACTAAAACAAGAGAAAGAAATAAGTTTTTCATAGGACTTGATTATTTAATTATTTCTACAAATATAAACAAAATATTCGTCTACACAAACATATTTATAAATAAAATATTTTATTATGGCAAAAATAGTTAGACTAACTGAAAATGATTTAGTTAAAATAATCAAAAAAGTTCTATATGAAGAAGATACTGTTCAACCAACTACTCAACCTACTGGAACAACTCAAACTACGACACAAACTACGGCTCAAAATCCTGATTTATCTAATTTAGGTATAAAAACACTTAATGGTGGTGTTAAAGTCGTTGAGGTTCCTCAAAAACAAAGTCGTAATATAGAAGAAATTGCCAAACAAACTGGTGATAAAGTTTATGGTGTAGGTAAATATGAGATAATGAGTGAAGTGGGTGGAAATTATCCAGAAATGATTGTAGTTAAAAAAGAGGCATATCAAAAATTATTATCAGACAAAGGTATTACTGTTGTGCAAGGGGAACATTGTTCTGAACCAAAATGGACAGGTAAAAAAGATAAAAATAATCCTACCGGTTGGGTCTACACATTTAAGGCAGGTAACGATTCTTCTAATTACGTTGTTAAACCATTACCATGGAATTTATTTAATAAAATACTTAATGAAAGAGGAACACCAGGATGTCCTGACGATAGAGTGAATAGGCACATTCATCCTAAAGTTAAGGGGGATTATTCAGGAGGTAATTTTTTAGACTCTAATTACAGTCAAGCCTCAAAGAATTTCTTTGATAACCCGAATTCAAATCAAGCTATGGATGCTTTTTGTAGTGGTTTAAGACCTACAAGTTTTTATCGTATAAATGGTTTTCCAGGTGTATCGGCAAAATGCCCTGTATTTGTTGATGGTAGTGACCAAGACATGGAACGTTCATTTTCTACAAATGATTATATAAGGATTCAAACTATCTAATTAAAAAACCCTCTAACGAGGGTTTTTCTTTTTACATTTAACATCAAAACACATGTAACCTTCAGTGGTTTCATTATTAATGTCATACTCAACTAACATATTAACTGATTTATTATCATTTTTGTAAACGACTACAACACCTTTAAAACCTTTAGTATCGACACATTCAAAAGAAACTAAAATATCGTTTGATGGATTTTTGAATACCTCAGTGATTACAAAATTAAACACCACACCCTCACCATTTTTCATAGTTAAAGATTTATTGTCGACATCAATAGTGTAAACAACTTCCCCCTGACCAAGAGTGGTATATGTAATTAAACCATTTTCCAATGATGGAATAAAATTAACTTCTTTTGGGTGTTGAAATTTTTGGATAGTATCAGTTTTTACAACAAATACTTGTGAGTTGGCAACTAATCCAACCATTACTAAAACAAGAGAAAGAAATAAGTTTTTCATAGGACTTGATTATTTAATTATTTCTACAAATATATACAAAATATTCCTCCACACAAATATATTTATAAATAAAATGAACTTTGTTCATAAACTTTAAACCCACGTTAATGGATAATGACGAAAATGAAACGAATTCTAAAGGAAAATGTTGCCACTTACTGCCTTATGCTCGCAATGTTTTTCAATCCACTAGGATTCGACATAATGTTCAAAGCAATTTTAGACTACACAAGTTCTTATTGGATTACCACAGGAATTTTTTACTGTATTTCAGCATTGTTATTTGGGTTGTATTTCTTATTACGAAGTAAAAAATGAATATCAAAAAACTTATCAAAAAAGTTCTTACAGAATCGGTGGAAAAACCACTTATTTCAGAACACCTTAATTATCATATAACAAATGAAGTACCATTGAATGATAATATCTTCAGATTTGGTTCAGAAGAGTTCTTTAATGTTATTAACGAAGCTCGTGAGTTGTATTACGAGGGAATGGTTGAGTTAAATGAAGATGATGTTGAACTTATTGAATCTGATTTTGGAACACAGGTTAGATTATCAAGTGGTAGAGTTATTTACTTGGATACTCCTATGGAAGAAGAATTTATTTCTGAGGCGGAACATAATGGTAAGAAAGTTGAACTTGGTAAACCAAGAAGAAATAGTGGTGGTGGTAAGAAATATGTTGTTTATGTTAAAAACCCATCAACAGGTAGAGTTAAGAAGATTTCATTTGGTGATGTTCATGGTGGATTAACTGCTAAGGTATCTAACCCTAAAGCTCGTAAATCATTTGCTGCAAGACATCAGTGTTCTAAAAAGAAAGATAGATTAACTGCTGGTTATTGGGCATGTCGTTTAAACCGTTTTGGTTATTTGTGGGGTGGTAAAACTTACCCAGGATTTTGGTAATATGAAACCGTATAAAGATAGAAAACTAACAGAAACTTCAAAGATTAGAGTTTTTAAATCCAATGTTGATAGTGGTGAACTACAATGGCATCGTGATAGAGAAGATAGATTGATTGAAGTGGTACAAGGTGATGGATGGAAATTTCAAATGGATAATCAACTACCTATAGAGTTAACTGAAGGACAAGTATTATTAATTCCTGAAGGGACTTATCACAGAATATTCAGAGGAACGTCTGATTTGGAATTAAAGATTGATTTTATTTAGTAATTCTATCAACGATTAAATCCATAAGTCGTTTTAAGAAATTACCTGAAATTGTTATCAATCCAAATGCCGATAATGATTTAACCAACATTTCAGTATCTTTTATATCCCATATACCTTCAGAGACAGCGTCATATATCATTGGTATAATAGGAACCAAGAATGCGTAACTTAACATATTTGTTACGGTAAAGGCTGATAAATTTAAACTCTTTAAAAAACCAGCTAAAACAGTTTTAAGTTGATTAGCTTTGATAGCACCCAACTTAAAAGGCCCTTCAAGTCCGTCTTCTTTAATCTTTTTAATTATTGATTTGGTAAAACTTCTTTCTTCGAAAAATATTACCGAAGCAATACCTGCGGCAATTAATGATAAATCTTTTTCTGTTAACTCAGGCACTTTTCCATTTAACCATTGCATGATTGGCCCCATAAACCCTCCGATTGCCGCTCCCCATGTGAGCATCATTTTTAAGTTTATTGAAGCGTGTGATTTGGTGTCTTCAATAATTTTTTTTGTTAGTTCAACACCATCTTCTTGAACTTCTTTAATCCTATCATTTATTGCTTCAAGGATAATTTTCTTTTGAGATTCTTTAATTAGATATTTCATTATATTTATAAATATATGAGTAAGAAATTAAATCCTGAACTTAAATCTGGTGATAGAATTGTTATCATTGAACTTTTAGGTGAACCTCAATTATCTTTTGGTGATAGAGGAACTGTTAAAGGAATACAAAAAGGACCTGGATTTGTCCAATATGTTGTTAAATGGGACAATGGGTCAAGTCTTTATCTATTGGATGAGGATAAATGGATGTATGAATCTGAGTTTGATGAAATGAGAGAAAGAAAAATGAAAAAAAATATTAAAGAAAATAAATCAACTGATTTAACACAACATGCGATGTTAGTAAAACATTTCAACATGTTGTTTATAAAAAGATATCTAAATAAATTAAGAGAAGCTAGTGTTGTTAATATGTTTTCGGCGGCACCATATCTTTATATGGGTAAAGAAAGATTGGCTCACGAACACAAGTATAGTGATACTAACGAAGCCTTTGATGAGTTATTAGATATGGCTGATAAAGCTCAAGGTGAAATGGTAAACGGAGTAATCAGTATACTTGAAGATGAAAATAAAGAAGTGACAGTGGAAAACATTAATTCTTCTTTAAGAAGATACGCACCAAAAATTATTTCGTTTTACGCAAATTACTTCTAAAGTAAAAACAAAGGATTTCTTTCACCGAAATATCCACCAACAATATTGTAGTAATAATATTCTAAAGCATCTTCATAAGACATATCTTTTTGTAATGACTTAAGTATTTTATCACGTGAATAAAGTATTCTTATACCATTACCAAACTCTTCAACAACACCTGTAATACAATCGTCAAATCCATCTAATAGAATTGCGCCTTCCGCCAATTCTTCTACTTCTTCTTTTGTCATTTGTTTTTATATTCTTCTAATGTAATTCCTTCAGTGTCTTTATCACTAATTCTAACTTTAAAGTTGAAACCTCTCATGTACTTTGCGATAATATCTTTTACTTCTTCTACGGTATCCCATTGAATACATCCTTCGTGTTCTTTAGAATAATCATTATCTACTAAGTAGTTAACAACTGTTCCACTTTGAAGTGTCAAAAATCCGTGAGCATAACCTTTTGGAACATATACCGATTCACCTGAGGTTAAAACAAATGTTTCTAACTTACCAAAATCTTCACTGTTTTTATCCAAGTTAACAACAAAATCAATAATTTTTCCTTGAATAACTGAAACCAATTTGGTTTGAGCCATTGGTTCATCTTGATAATGTAATCCACGAAAGACAAATATATCGTCGTTTATACTAATATTTGATTGAACCCACTTGTCAGAAAGTTTGATTGGGGTAAAAGACCCACGATGGTCTTTAAAAACTGGTTGTAATAGTTGATAAGGTTTTTCCATGTGTAAAATATAATAAATTAATATTATTCAATCAACCATATATTTATCTAGAAAACAATTATATATGAGAAACGCATTTTTTTTGAATATTACTAAAGAAGAAAAAGAATCAATACAAGATAAACACAGAAGTCCATATGATGGATATGTTAGTCGTGGATTTAACACACCAAAAGAACAAATTCTTAATGTTGAAAATTTGGCGTTAGATGAAAAAGGAATTACCGTTAATAATAGAGGTGATGTTACTGAATATAAAAACACCAACATTAATCAAAAACTTAAGAAAGTTTGTGAACAATGTAGTGGATTATATGAAGGTGAAATGTGTGAACAGTGTTCATCTATGAGTGAGGGTGAAACATGTGAACAATGTAATGGTGAAATGAAAGAAGGTGAACAATGTGAACAGTGTGGAACTAAAGCATATTCTATGGAAGAAATTGAAGAAGGTATTAAAGTAAAATCAAAGGCTTATTTAGTTCAAGAACAAATCAATGAATCACTTAAGTGGTTCAAGAAAATCATTTAAGGAAATGAAACTCAAGGAAATCGTCGATTACTATTACAATCCAAAATCTGAAATCATACAAGTTAGTTTCAGATTAAACGAGGATGGTGAAGACGAAATAAGGGAACATGAATTTGAACTGGACTTTGTTGAAAAGTCTGGTTTTTTCATTTTAGAAAACTATGACTACGAATCAAGTGATTTACCAATCATATATGAAGAAGATATTGACGAATTAATTATTGATGAAGAAGCGTCAGATGAAAAAGAATACGAAGTTGATACTGATGAGTTGAAAGATTTCATGGAAGAATATTACACATCAAATCCAAAGAAAATCCCACCTTCGTTTTTATTCTAATAACTCCACTTTTTTTATTGGTTAACTTATATTTATGTAATAATGATACAAGACGTTGATTACATAATTTCATTGCTTAAAGAATTGACTACCAATAACGGAAAAAAAAGTAGTAAAGATGAGTTAGGTGAACAAGACGCTGCCGCTGCTGGTGGTGGGGGGGGAACTACTAATACAAATAAGAGAGCCCAAAATTGGGATGAGTTATATGCAACGGTTAGAGGTCCCGCAAACATGTTAGGTAAGAAGGGAGAGAAATGGGACTCAGGCGTTAAACGTGGTAATGCAAATCAAGTTTGGTAAAATGGAAACTAAAAAAGAATTATTAGAAAGAGTATTGTTGATGATGAATTACGACTCATCAAAGACATTGAATGAAAATACTCAGTTAATTATTGAACAATATACTTGGCCGACTATTTTAGAACAAGGTTTAAAATTGTCTAAAAATAAAACCTCATCAGGGCCTGAATGGGTAACTTATTTAAGTGGATTGAATGGAACTACTTTACCTGATTTAATGAAAATTCAAAAAGGATTTTCAGACGCAGGGTATGGAGCAATAAGTCCAGATTTTGGACTACAAGGATTTAATCAACCAAATCCCACACCTGCATCTATTGTGTTAGAGAATGATATTTTTGTTAAGTCTTTAAAAGATTATAACAACAAAAAAAATAAAGGTGTGTATGCTGGATATAAACCTACTGGACCTCAGTCAACATTAATACCTGAAATATCAATCCAAATGAAAAATTTATTTGGAAAAACATCAGGTCAACTATTAGATGAATTTCAAAAACAAAGAACAGTTACTCAACAAAAGAAAGCAGAACAAAAAGCAATTGATTCAGGATGTGTTTTTAAAAATAAAACTGAAGGTGACTCGTTCAGAAAATGGTTTAACGATACTTACCCAAAATTAGCACAAAAAAATCAATTAGATAGAAGTGGGGCATTTTGTAATTCTTATATTAATAAAGTGGCAAATGCAACTTTTAAAGAAGGCGCGTTTAAAGGTAAAAAAGTTTATGAGGCTTATAAAGATTATAAACGATTATTTCCTGATGGCAACACTCCAAAAGGTGAATCTGAGTTTAAAATACCAAAAGTTGATATAACCGCAAAACAAGATAATACAGCAACTTACGTTCCTCAGCGTGTAAACAAAGAAATACAACGTATAGAGTATGAGAAAAAAGTTCAAGAAGAAAAAGAAAAATATTTAAAAGAAGTTTTTGATTTTTCAAAATTCCCAGCCGAATTACCATTAAGTCAATATAATAAAACAACGGGTGGTTATGGGGGGTATGAGTTTAACTATTGGACAGAACCTAAAACAAAAATAAAAGTTTATATACAGGGGAAAACCAAAGATGAAGTTTTAGAAGAACTAATTGATTTATATGAAGAAAAAATTAAAGGAGAAGCACTTGATAAAGCATCTGGTGACCCATTAATTAAACAACTTTTTACTCAAGAAGCAATTGATTATGCACTTAATAATTGTGATGTAGAAGCGGTCTCGGGATTCCTTCAAGAAATAATTAATGGTACAAAAAGAAATAAATATGGTAATATTGTTGGAAAATATTATAAAAATTCTAAAGGACAATCTTTTATGGCAAAATGGGATTCACCAAAAATACCTTGTGAAAGTTCGTTTTGGAATGAATACGGATTATATATACAGTTGGGTGGTATGATTGCCGTGGCATTATTATCAGGTGGATTGAGTTTAGGCCCAACTTCCGCATTACTTGCCGAGTTAGCCGCTGACACGGCACTTAATTTATATTCTTTAAAGAAAAGTGTTGAAGCCCAAGATAAAGATGCCATTAAAATGGATTTAGCATACGTTTTCTTACCATTATTAATGGCGTCGGCACCTGTTAAATCAGCATTGAAATCTGCAAAATTTGGTGATGAAGTCATTGAATCTGTTGAATCACAATTAAAATCATTACCACCTAATGCAACCAAAACACAAGTTGATGACTTGTTAAAAAATATGAAACCTCAGGAACAAAGAGTTATTAAAGAACTTGGCACTGAAGAATATAAAGATGTAGTTCAAAAGGCAAGTAAAGATGTGGTGGATGGTATTAAGAAAACTGCTAAAGCACCAATAGGTCGAAAGATATCTAACCCTCTAATTAATATTTTAGTTTATGGAGCACCTGCTGGTGTTTATTTAGTTAAACAAGTAAATAAAATGAATGAAATATTAAAAAATAGAGGTAAGAAAACATTAACTCAGGAAGAACAAGAACTTTGGGCGATGGCTCTATCATTTTTAAATGGTGATGACAGAACCGAATTTGTTAATTCATTAAATAATTTAAGTAATAAAGATTTGGATGAGTTAGTTTCAAATCCTAAAATTCAACAAGCAATACAAAAACAATATTATACTGAAACAATTAAAAACGAGGAAGATAGAAAAAAATCCGCAGATGAGTTTATTAAAGATTTACATAAAATAATGGAAGAATCTGCAAAAAAAGTGGAAGAATCTAATGATGAAATAGAATTAATTGTGTTAGATGAACCTGTTAATGAATAACCCTATATTTATTATAAAAAAACAATTGTTATGGAAAAAGAAATTTTATACGAAATTAATCGTTTTAGAGAAATTTTAGGATTACCTCTTTTAAAAGAATCCGTTGGTGGTGGTGTTATTGATGAATTTTTAACTCTTTTTGGTAAAAGTGTCGATGATTTTGAAGATTTGGTTAAAGATGGGGTTGACGATGTTGCGGAATCACTTAGAAATAGTTTTGATGAAATTGCTCAATCTGGAGGTAAAACTTTTGATGATATAATTACAGATATTAGAGCTGGTAAATTATCAGATGATTTGGTTAACGATATTGCTGAAAAACTTGTTAAATCTAGTAATAGAGAGATAAGGGGAAAAATGGCGGCGGCAGTAGTAAATACAAACCCAAGCTTGAAAAAAATGGCGGATGAGTTATCTTCAGATGATTTGTTTTCTTCATCAGTAAAGGCAAACGATTTAAAATCGGCTGATAATACATACGGTGAAAGTCTTGATACAATACTTAAATCCGGTGAAAGTACGGGAATCCAAGATGAACTAGGTTATAGACTTTATAATAATTATTATAGGGCAAAATCCCAAATTGAATCAAATGTTAAGAATCTAACAAATGCATTAAAAGGTATGTTGGATGAAACTGGAAATTTGAGTGAAGGAATAAAAAAAGAAATTCAAACAATTTCTAAAACAATTAAGGTAAAACCAGATGTTTTAGAGTCGAGAGCAAAACAATTTATTTCAGACAATCCAAATGTCACACTTGAACAATTACAGAAAAAATTAGCAGATTCTCAAACTCAAATACAGGAAGCCGCAAATAAGTTAAAGGGTATTAGAAGAGCGGAATTCAAGGCTCAATATGATGCATTTAAAGAATACTTACCTAAGATGCCCCCACTTACAAAACCTGTAAAAATTGCTCTAGCTATAGTCTCTCTTGGGTTAATAGGTGGAACATTTGTTGGATTTGAGTTATATCAGGTAGATATTGAAGAAGCTCAGGATATTTTGAAAAGGTTAATTAGTTCTTGTGATAAAAAGATAACTGATAGCCATGTGAAGGCTTTAGGTTCAGATGAATACGTAGATAAGTACTATCCTAAAGTAGTTTATGATGGTCAATTAGAAACTGTAATTGAAAAAGAAGGTGAATTTTACCTTGAAAAGAAAAATAATTTAGGTGAGAATGTTAAAATTACGTGTATTGACCCAAAACTTGCAAATAAGACAGTTGAAGAAATTGGTGGTACCAAACCTGCAGAAGGTGGTAAAAAAGAATATACTCAAACACTTGAAGATTTCAAAAAATTCCTAACAGCTAATAGTTTAAGTATTGACGACGCGACAAATGATACTGACGTGAGTGGTTATTGGAAAGCAAACGGAAAAGATTATACTTATGACACAACAACTAAAACATTTAAAGAAGATTAATTTTTATGAAAAAAATTCTCATTTTAGAAAAGACAGGTGAACAGTTAGTTAGTGCGGGTTATACAAAATGCAACCAAGAAAAATATAATCAATACAAAGCTGACACTACAAACTATCAAACTGCAATTTCTGACGATGGGAAATATTACTTCAAGAAGAAAAAGGAAACTGCCGCACCACCTACACCAAAACCAACCGAACCTAAAGCTGACGATAAGAAAAAAGACAAAAAACCTTATAGTGAAGTAAAATTACCATTTACAAAAACTTCAGAGAGTGATGCGTTTAGAGCTTGGTTATTATCAAAATTTCCTGATTATGGTGATGAGGTAAAAATGACTAAAAGTTTAAAAGTTGACAAAGCACCATCAACATACAAAACCTCAGACGCTCTTAAAAATGCTTATTTTGATAAGGGTGCTGAATATGTGAAATGGGTTTCAGGTGGTGGAAAAGTTGATAGTAAAACATTTGCAGTCACTGATGGAACATATATACCAACAACTGATAAAACAACTGATAAAACAACTGATAAAACAACTGAAGTAACAACTCCAACTAAGATGAAAGGATGTAAAGGATGGTTTACATCTGATAATCCATTTAAACGTTTAAGTGATAATGATTCGGTTAGAAATCAACTGGTTGGTAACTTTATTAAATTCTACCAAGAACAAACTGCCGATATTATGCTTGGTATTCCATCAGGTAAATGTGGTGTGGAACCAAAACGCCCAAGTAAATGGATACAAGAAGTTTTTTATGATGAAGATGGTCAACCAATGTACGCTTGGCAAAATCCTGTAATTAAAAATATTGCGGAAAAACAAACATCGTGGACATCAACATCAACAGGTGGTGAAATTAATACATCAACTTGGTTTGAAAAATGGAATATCGACAGAGAAAAGAAGAAACAAGTAGATAGATTTAATACTATTCAAAGTACAAATTCAACATCAACAAATAATAGTTCATCAGGAAATGTGTTATCGATAAATAATGGTTCAATTCTACAAGATTTTAATAAACTTAAATCAACCGCTGATTATATTAATAATGTAAACGTTAGCAGACAGAGTTGTAAAAAAATGGCAGAACTATCTAAAGGATATAACAATACTAACAATGATATTAATGCTGCGATTGAGACTTGTAGAGCAAAATTTGGAAGGATGAAATTTGGTGAAAGTCTTGAAAATAAAATTACAGGAAAATTAAAACTAATGAAAGAAAATAAAAGTTTAAGTGAAACTATAACAAATAAGATTAAATCAAAGAAATATGAAAAAAATTTGGGTAGTCTTTCAGAACAGTTCAACAAACAAAATTACAGAAAATTCTTTGATACGTTAACTAAGTTTAGAAATAACAATATCAACGAAGCAACAAATTCAGAATTTGAAAAATCATTTGATGTTATTTTCCAAGGAAAAGAAACTGAATTTAAAAACAGAGCAATTGAATATATTTTAGGAAAATTGGAAGTTTCACCATCATCTCAACTTGGTAATAATATTAAATCAGAATTGGATAAAATACCTGCTAAAGATATGTTTAAAAATGAATATGATGTTCCTGAGGCAATAACAAATGCAATTCAGTCATCATCACAATCAAACAATGGTGAAGAAACAGGATTAAAAGGTATTGTATCGCAATCAGTTAAATTTGATGATAAACAAATCAAACAAGGTGTTAGACAACATCTTCACAATTATATTGAAGGTGTTAAAGACGATATCAAGTCTTTGGAACAGAAATTAAAAAGTTCAATAGTTCAAGGTCTTTAAAAAGACTTTTGATATTCAGTCCAAACTTTTTGTAAAGATTGACCCACAGAATCCGAAAATATAGTAGGTTCTGTGGGTTTTTTCATTAATTTCATATTAATCTCACTCAATAACTTGTCTCCTTTCTTCGAATTACACGTTATACAACACGTAACTAGGTTATCCCATGTATTACCCCCACCTTTTGATTTAGGGATGATATGGTCTATTGTAAGGTCTTTTTTACAACCACAATAAACACAAGCATTATGGTCACGTCTCATGATTCTATGACGATTAACACGAATACGTCTACGAGTGATTGAAACGTAGTTTAAAAGTCTAATAATAACGGGTCTAACGAGTTTTACAATACCACATACGACTGGCTCGTCAGATGATTTAACAACCTCTGCCTTTCCTTTATAGACTAAATTAAACCCACGATTAAACGATGTTACATTTAAGGGACTATAATCTGAATTAAGAACCAATATTCCATTCATAATCACAAATATATTAATAAAAATTTATTAGGACAAATTGAATTTACCAATAAGTATTATTATACTTAAATTGTTATGTCGGAAAACAAAATACAAATATCAGAAAAATACAGAAATGATGTTAAGGGATTGACTCATGATAAACTTATATTAGTTCCTTTGGAGGTATTAGAAAGTTTACATGATTTTTATACATGGAAAGAATTTGTTTCAAATCCAAATTTTATAGAAGAACAATCAACACCAATCATTAAAAAATATGATAAAGTGAAATTTTCGTTTGATGACGAATGGGATAATTATAGTGGAACACATTTTGGATATTAATTATGTTTGTAATCGTTAAATTTATAAAAAACAAAAAAGGGGTTGGGATGCCAGTTATCCTTCTAAACATCCATGATGAAATCTTGGAGTTTGATACCTATGATGAGGCTGAGAAGACAAAAGAATTATTTGAAAAGAATTCTGATTCAGGTCATAGATATATTGTTAAAGAACTTTGATAGTTAAGTTTTTTGTGTATATTTGTGAAATATAAATGCCTTCGTAGCTCAGTAGGATAGAGCAACAGATTTCTAATCTGTGGGTCAGGGGTTCGAATCCCTTCGGGGGTACCATATTAAAAAAAAGGGTTATTTTTAACCCTTTTTTATTTTTATTAATATTTATTAATCAGTGATATAAAATTTTTAAACAAAGAACAGGTGAAGGAATTACTACCCACAATTATTACATCAGTAACATCTATCATTATCGCATTAATTACCGCAGGGGTTTTTAATATGATGAAAGAAAAAAGGGCAAAACAAAACTCAAGAAACAAACTTTCTCAACAGATAGAAACTGATGAAATTGTTCACTCTACTTTAAGAGAAATAAGAAGAAAATATAATGCTGATAGAATATATGTTATCCAATTTCACAATGGTGGTAATTTCTACACATCATCAGCGATGCAGAAAGCGTCTGTGACATATGAAAGATGTTCTGACGGACTTGAAAGAATAACTGAAAAAATACAAAATGTGTTTGTAAGTCATTATAATTGGTTAATTAAACAAACAATGGAAAATGGATTGTTTATTCACGATTGTGACCTTATTACAGATATTGCGACAAGAGCCTTAATTAAAAAGTTTGGGACACAATCAATGGTTTCATTACCAATTATGGACAGAGAAAACCATTTAATTGCTCTTCTTTGTATGGATTGGGTGTTCAGTGAACATGTTGAAATATATTGTGAAAATGAGGAGTTTACAAAGAATTTCAGAGATGAATTTAAAAACGACACTCAGTCAGTTAGAAACTTTTTAATTTAATAATCTAAATCAAAGTTTGGGTTACTAGCTCTATTACCAACCCATCCTGCTGTATCTATTTCATAAAAATATTCGGTATTATATTCTAATTCTTCATTTGTCTCAACTTCTATAGCCATCGGTAGTGCGTATACTAATATAGTTTCATTTGTATCTTCATAATCTGTGATTGTGTCAGAGTCAATTTTGTCATATCTGTTAAGTTTACTAAGTTCTGATTTTAATTCTTCATTAATACTAAAATAAAAGTCTAATTTTAATTCGTAAGCGTCGCTTTTTTGTTGTTCACCTGTACCACCACAGTCATAACAATCTTCATGACCACTACCCCCACAGGAATCACAATCAAGTCTACCACGACCATCACAATTTGAACATGTTTCACCTTCGTCGTCTTCACCTTCACCCCCACATTCATCACAATCTATTTCACCTGAACTATCACATTCACTACAACTAATCTCACCATCACCACCACAGTAATCACAGCTTTCCTGAACTTCATCATCAAATACAGTGGCAATTGCATAGGTAAATCTTTCATTATCAACTTTCCATAATATTGATTCAAATTCTTTTTCACCATTATTAATGGCATTGATTAAAAATACCAATTTAACAAAATCCCATCCTTCTAACACGGACATCATTTGTTGATACGGTCCTTTACGGTCATTTAATTTTCTTGATATTTGTGTAACATTTGTATCTTTAATAGATAAAGATAACTTTTGAGCTATTCTAATTAATTTATTGTTTTCCATAATATTTATAAATATACCATTTTTATAATGAATAAAAAACAATTACACGAACAATCGTTAAAAGAACTACGTAAGTTAGAAAATATATTTGAAGAAGAATCAAGTGCTCGTCCAGTTGCAACAAGTGTTAAAAATCACTTGGAGAGTTTAGGATATGAAACTAAAAGAACAATGGCGGAAGTTGGTGATTTAACTCCTGAATTTGGTGATACTTTAAAAGATGTTGCGAGCGCGTTTAAACAAAAATTACCTGATTTAAAAATAAAGTTTGGTTCAGGTAGAGATTTATTCCATAAACAATACCCAAATAGCCGACACAACAAAGGTAACGCAATTGATGTTGTATTCAAAGGGATTGAAAAAGGTGATAATGATGAACTTGATAAAATATCTACTTTATTATGTGCGTTAAGAAAAAAATATCCTGGTTTTACATTCATTGATGAATATAGAAGACCAAGTAGATTTTCAACAGGAGTTCATTACCATTTATCTTATTCTGATAATAAAACAGATGAAGGTGGGGGAACATCTCAATTTTGTTCGTCTTTAAAAAACTTAGATAATTTAGAAGATATTGATTTTGAAAAAATTGAGTCGTCACAAACAACACAAGAACCTTCTAAATTAGAAAAATTCTTAGATTCTATTGGATTAGGAAGTCTTACAGGTGCTAAGGCCGGTGATAAAGAAAGTCAAAAAGAATTAGTTTCAAAAGTTCAAGATAAAACAGATGTTAAAGATACTGATGATGGATTTGAAATTTTTGGATATAAAGTTGATGATATAATAGATAAAATTGGTGATATATTACCACAATTTGAATCTTATGGAAATAAAGATAAGAAAAAATTAAATGAAGAAGTTATTAATGAATTAAAAAAAATGAAATACATTTTTGAAAAAAATTCAAAAGTTTTAGATAATTTTTCAGGAGATATTGAAAATGGTCCAAAATACCACGGTTCTAGACCGTTAGGTAATTGGCAATCTGACAATGCGTGGGATTTGTTTGCACCAGCTGGAACTCAGTGGAATTCAATAACTAAAGGAACTGTTACAAAGGTTTACAATACGGGAAAAAGTTCAGGTAAAATATATGGAACACAAGTTTCAATTGAGGGAACTGATGGGTATCCTAATATTTTTTACACTCACTTAAAAGATGTTACAGTTAAAAAGGGTGATATTGTTGATATCGGAACACCTATAGGTAAAGTTTCAGAATGGGGTGAAAGTAAATCAACTCATGTTCACGTAGGTTTACCATATGGTAAACACATTGATGATTTATTAACACCTGATTTTTCTGACCCAAGTGGGGAACCGTCAACTTTTGAAGTTGTAAAAAATGAAAAGAAACCAAGTAAATTAGATTCATTTTTAGATTCTGTTGGGTTAGGAAGTCTTACTGGAGCTAAAGCCGGCGATAAAGAAAGTCAAAAAGAATTAGTTTCAAAAGTTGAAAATAAAAAAGACGTTAAAGATACTAATGACGGATTTGAAATTTTTGGATATAGTGTTGATGACATATTGGATAAAATTGGTGATTTGTTACCTCAATTTGAATCGGAAGAAAAGAAAAAAAATATTTTAGAAGATATTGAAAATATTAAATCAAAAATGATTAAATAAAAAAAGGGACTTTTCAGTCCCTTTTTAATTGGTGGAGATGCGGGGGCTCGAACCCCGGTCCAAATATGTCGACCATAAAACACTACACGTTTAGGTCATTGTTTTTCTAAACAATCCGAAACTTCACAATTCCCTTATTTTATAGTGGTTCGGTTTACTGAGAACTAATCCTCCACTTTGTTCCTTTTCGGATAGAAACCACACCACAGTACAAGCTTCTGTTGCAAGGTTATATGCTCACCGACCCCGTTGTATACTAATCTTAGATTAGGCTACAGTTACTTCTTCAGTACGGATTAAACCGAGTGTAGAAAGTTTTGCAATTGTGTTGCCGTTTGTGTTTTAAACCAGTTTTACAGGGTTAGTTTAGCCCCGACGTGCGTTTTATGACAGATTCATACCTGTCAAATCCAAAAACATCCCCATATACTCAAAGAACTATATCACAAAGATATAAATATATTCTTCTTTTACCAAGTATTTATTAAAAAAAAGTTTAATGAGTCAACTTTATCAGGCATTAAAAGATTTTACGGAAGATTTAGTTACCGCAAATTTTGTTAGGTACGAAGACGATGAAGATATTTTACGTATTACAAGAATAAATGAAAAAAATCTTGGTAAGTCTTTGGTTTATTTAACATTTGATACTGAGGATTATGTTGACCTTTTTACTAGAAATAATGATGAAACTAATAACGGTTATTTAATTAGAGTTGCTTTTCAAGGTGGATATTATGGAGGTAATGTTTTTGTTGATGATTATTCCATGGATTATGATTGGGATGAGGGTTATTTACTACATTATTTCAATAATGAGAATTTAGATAGGGTCAAACAAATAGTAAAAATATTACGACCTAGTCTTTCAGTAGAAAATTTAACAGAACATAACGATAAAATTATTGAAATTTGTAAGTGGTTAAAAAATGATTTTTCAAATGAGATAGATAGTATTATTTACGATTATTCAAGTGAATATGATGAAGCACTCGTTAAAGGATTAAGACAATATGTTACATCTAAATTATGTAACGCTTTACTTCCTTTAAATATCTTTGAGAAAAAATGTACTAATCTCTACATGACAACTGTATCAATTCTTTTAAATACTTGGGATAAATCTGGTGAAGACAAAGACGCTAAACTTTCAGATATGTTAAAAACAAGTATTGACCAATTGGGAATACAGTTTGATGAAGATTTATATGAAGATTATTATGCTTATTTTGATAGTCAAAATTATGATGATGAAAGTTTTAACAGAAGTGTAACTTGGAATCTTGATAAAATCATGGAAAAAATTGAAGATAGTGATAATATTGATTCTTATCGTAAAAACTCTGAAGTACTTGAAAAATTATCAAAGTTAAAGTATGGTGAATTTAATAAATGGTATGAATTTCCTTCACAAAAAACATTTGGGGAAAAGACACCAAACAAATTCATAATTCGAGATGTTGATGACGGAAAAATACTTATTACATATAGTAATCATAGTAAAAATGAATTTAACCAAACCGTTAAAATTGATTATGATACTTTTTTAAATTTTTTATATCATCCTGAATTGTTTTAATAGAAAAATAGCTTATCTTTATGAGCTATGATAGAAAATGTTGATTTCTTAAAAAAGGTATTGTCAATACCTACAAAATCATTTAAAGAAGATTTAATGATTGAATTTTTGGTTGAATATTTAACCGAAAAAAAACACAATTTTAAAGTTGATGACTTTGGAAATGTCTATGTGACAAAGGGTGAAATAAACGAGGGTGAATTTTATCCTTGTATTGTTGCCCATACTGATACGGTACATAAAATTGACACAATCAATATCCATGAAGAACAACTTAAAGACTCAAAAGGTAATTTAAGTTTATCACTTAAGGCGTATAACGACTTTGGTGACCCAACAGGTATTGGTGGTGATGATAAGTGTGGGGTGTTTGCCTGTCTTCAGTTATTGGAAGTTTTTGAAGTAATTAAAGTTGCTTTGTTTGTATCTGAAGAAGTTGGTTGTTTGGGTTCAAAAGAAGCTGACAGGGACTTCTTTAGTAATGTGGGTTATGCAATTCAATTTGACGCACCTCACGATTACATGGTGACAGAATATTGTTATGGAGTCAAAGTTTTTGAAACGGATTCTGAATTTGAGTCAAAGGCCAAAAAAGTTCTTTCTGAAGGTATGTTGTCTGAACCAAAATATATGCAACACCCTTACACTGATGTTTGGCAACTTCGTAAAAAGTTTGACTTCTCTTGTATCAACTTTTCAATCGGATATCACAACTATCACACACCAAACGAATATGTTGTTGTTCATGAAGTTTTTGCCGGCATGAATACAGGTAAAAAATTAATTGAAGAACTCGGTAAACAGAAATACCAATTTATACACAGTTCACAAGTTTTTAATTTTTAATCATAAAAAAAAGGGGGTTTATTCCCCCTTTTTCTTTCTTGGTCTTTTCACTTTTGGTGTTTCATCAGGTTGGGCTTCAACTTCTGATATTGACACTTCTTCATCATTGATTTCAATATTGTAGGACTTATCCATTACAATTTTTTCACGTAATACTTCATCTGAAATATAGTCTTCAATCTTTTCTTGAATCGCTCTTTTCAAAGGACGTGCTCCGTAAACATCATCAAATCCAACTTTTGAAACAAAGTCAATTACTGACTGACCGAAGTTAATGTTGTATCCCAATTTTGACAAACGAAATTTCAATTTGTTAATCTCAACCAAAACAATCTTTTGAATATCGTCATTTTGAAGTGTGTTGAATACAATTACCTCATCCAAACGATTGATAAACTCAGGTGCGAAGTGGTTCTTCAATTCTTTGTTTAACATTGTTTTCTTAAGTTCTTCATTAGCGTAAACATTACCATTCTTACTAAATCCAACACCTGCTCCAAATTCTTGCATCTTTTTCACCCCAAGATTTGATGTCATAATGATTAGACAGTTTTTGAAATTGATTTTTCTTCCAAAACTATCCGTCATATAACCTTCATCCAATAGTTGAAGTAATGCTGAGAATATGTCTTTGTGGGCTTTCTCAACCTCGTCAAATAATACCACAGAGTATGGCTTGGTCTTTACCTGTTCTGTAAGTTGTCCACCTTCGTCATACCCTACATAACCTGGAGGTGAACCAATTAAACGAGATACGGTATGTTTATCTTGGTATTCAGACATATCAACTCGGATAAGATTTTCATCACTACCAAAAATTTGTTTTGCCAATTCTTTTGCTAATAACGTCTTACCAACACCTGTTGAACCTAAGAATATGAATGAACCAATTGGTTTATTTGGGTCTTTGATACCTAATCTATTTCTACGAATAGATTTCGCAATCTTTGTAACCGCTTCTTTTTGTCCGATAACCGATTTATTTAATTCTTCTTCTAAATTAATAAGAGCAATCTTATCATCTAAATTAAGTTTTGTTAAAGGTATTTTTGTCATTGTTGACACCACCTCGTAAACCAATTCTTCAGAAATTGTTTTTCTATTATCTAATAAAGTTTGTTCAAACTTCTTCTTTTCAATATCAAGTTGTGATAAAACTTTTTTTTCTTTATCTCTTAAGTTTGCAGCTTCTTCGTAATTCTGTTTTTTAACAACAAGTAATTTTTGTTGTTTAATCTCTAACGCTTGACGTTTTAATTCGTCAATTATTTCAGGATTTTTCACATCTACCTGAGCTCTTGCTCCGACTTCATCCAAAATATCAAATGCCTTGTCAGGAAACTCTCTGTCCGTAATATATCGTTCAGCTAAATCAACACAGATTTGTAGAATACTATCGGTATAGTTTACCTTGTGATAATTTTCATATCTGTCTTTAACATTTTTAAGGATTTGTAATGTTTCTTCTTTTGTTGATGAACTAACAATTACTTTTTGGAAACGTCTATCCAACGCTCCGTCTTTTTCAATTTGTTTTTTATACTCATCCAATGTAGTAGCTCCAATACACTGTATTTCACCTCTCGATAATGCTGGTTTTAAGATGTTGGATGCGTCCATGGAACCTGAGGCGTTACCCGCTCCGACAATGGTATGGATTTCATCAATGAATAGAATAACATTTGGGTTTGCTTGAATTTCTTCCAAGATAACCTTTAATCGCTCTTCAAATTGACCACGATACTTTGTTCCTGCAACAACTGAATTCATTTCTAATGAAAGAATACGTTTGTCAACCAAGTTTCTTGGACAATCACCTTCAAAAATCTTCATCGCCAATCCCTCAACAATTGCCGTCTTACCACAACCAGGTTCACCGATGATAATTGGGTTGTTTTTCTTTCTTCTTGAAAGAATTTGAGCAATACGTAATATTTCGTCTTCCCTACCGACAACGGGGTCTAACTTACCTTCTTCGGCAAGTTTAATAAGGTCACGACTAAAATTGTCTAAAACAGGTGTACTTGAATTAACCTCTGTTTTTTTTGGTAGTTTCCCACCTTCTTCAACTGAATCTGTCATAAAATAGTTTTTATTAAAATTAAATGAATTTGTTCTTAAATTCAACTACAAATGTAATTCAAAATTATTTATCATTAAAAAAAAAGTTATGGCAATCACAAAAGAAACAATCAGTGGAACAAATATTATTTGTGAAATTGAATCATCAAACATTACTAAAACAGATTTCAACACAGAGAGTAAAAAACTAATTGTTGATTTTAAAACAGGCGCTCAGTATGAATATGAGGAGGTACCTCATGAAGTTTATACAAGATTTAGAATGGCAGAATCACAAGGAAGTTTTTTCAATAAAAACATTGCAAAGGCTTACAAATATAAAAGATTGTAATTAGTTGATATTTATTATTTGTGAAAGATAATAATATAATCCAAAGTTTTTTTTCTAAAGATGAACTCAACTCAAAAATTTGGGATGAGGACCAAAAATTGAGAAAAGAAGTAAGAGAAAAACTACTTCAAACAGCCAATGAATTTATTGATTTTATTGGTGTTCCTTTATTAATTGAAGATGTTATTTTCACAGGTTCTTTAGCAAACTACAATTGGTCTGAGTATTCTGACATTGATTTACACGTCGTTTGTGATTTCATTCAATTTTCAGAAACTGAATTATCACTTTACGAAGAATTATTTAAAGTTAAAAAAACTATTTTTAATACCAATCACGATATTAAAATATTTGGATACGAAGTTGAGCTATATGTTCAAAACGCAACTGAGGCACATTTTAGTTCAGGGGTTTATTCAGTTCTATACGATGATTGGGATGTAAAACCTGAAAAAGAGGATTCAAATATTGATACTAAAATTCTTAAATCAAAAATTAATCATTGGAAGTCACAAATTGATACTGTTGTTGATAACGCAACTGAGAAGGATATTGATGAAGCAAGAGAATATATTAAAAAGTTTAAAGAAAAACTTAAAAAATATCGTAGTTCAGGTCTTAAAAAGGAAGGTGAATACTCCTATGAAAATTTGGTTTTTAAATACTTAAGAAGAAGTGATTATTTAGAAAAATTATTCAATTTAGAAAACAAATTATTAGACAAAGAACTTTCTCTAATGGAACAAAAGATAGATTTTTTACTTAATCTAAAAAAATCTTAATTTTCTGTATATTTATAAAGAAAAAATAACATGGCAGTATTTTCGTCGGGAACTTATACTTATAAGTTAATTAATTATACAGGTGTAACTAATTGTGAAGCATGTACTTCATCAATACAACCACACCCAATATATGGTAGTATGTCAAATTCTGCAGACACTATTGTTCAATTAACTGCAATAACCCTTGGTGGATTTAATGGATTAAATAATTAAAAAAAATGAGTAAGATAAAACCAATCGGTAGTGAAAAACTACAAGGAATTGAGAAATTACAAAGAATTATGGAGATTGCAAGATATAAAGAAGCAATCCCAAATTCTATAAATGAAACATCTTCAATTGATTACAGAATCACATTGGCAGATGGTAATACCTATGAGATTGTTAAAGAAAGATTAGGATATATTATTAAAAAACAAATTAACGAATCTACTTCAGAATATATTGACCCTATGAAGAATAGAAAACACTTTTCTTCATATTCTGCAGCAATGAGAAAATTAAACTTAATGGCTGGTGAAATTAACAGAGTTAATGGTATTAGTGAAGGTATATCTTTATTTACTGAAGATAAGAAATATATGTTGAAGACTCCACAACCAAAAATGGAAGCTCCAACTGAAGCACCTTCAGATTTACCACCACCATCACCTGAGCCAGCTCCGGCACCGGCTCCTGAAGATGCGATGCCAACACCTCCATCAGATGAGGAGTTACCGATGTCTCCTGAAGGTGATGAACCAGAAATGGATTTACCTGATATGGAAGATACCGAAGATATGGGTGGAGAACCATTAGAAGGTGGTGAAGGCGAACCTGTAACATTTAAATCTATCCAAAAGTTAACTGGTAAGTTAGCCCAAAAGATTAGAGATTATTCAGGTGAAGACGAGTTATCAAGTAAAGATGTAAAATACGTTATTAATTCAATATTATCTTCTTTAGACTTAAATTCATTAGATGAGGAAGATAAAGAAGAAATCTTAACAAGATTTGAAGGTGAAGAAGAGTCTGATTATGGAATGGAAGATATGGGTTCAGAAGAAGACGAAATTGATGTTGATATTGATACTGAAGAAGAACCAATTGCAGAACCTGAGGGTGAAATGGCAGAAGGTTGGATGGACGAAATGGAATTTAAAGAGGAAGACTATGTTAATTCAGCATTAGACAGTATTTTTAGTGAATCAACAATTGAAAAAGTTCTTAAAAGTTATGTTGTAGTTAATGAAAATGAAAAGAAATTTGTTAAAGAAAAGAAAAAAGAACAAAAAGTTATTTCAGAATCAAAAAAGGTAAGATACTCAAAAGAAATTGAAAGATTATCTTTAACTGAAGCACAAGCTGAAATATCAAAAAAGATTGTTAATAATTTCCCATTTATAACTTTTGTTGGTAAGACTAATAAAGGTAATTTAGTATTTGAAAATAAAGACAAACAACTTAAGGTATCTCCACAAGGTAATATCCTATGAGTTATTTAGTTTTTGTTAACGGATTAGGGGCAAATTACAGAGGAAACAAAACTTACGAGTTTATTTTCTCAGAAACCACTGATGTATTTGGTGATGATTGGGACACAAATCCTGCAAATGGAAACCCAACACCACCAGATACTGAAGAAATTAAAAAAGTAGGAGTGTTGAATAGAGACGGAATAGATATGGAGCTCGTTCAAAACTCCGATTTTTTTTGTATGAAAGATGCGATTGACAAAGTGATAGCATTGGCGTGGGAAAAAGATAGTGATAAGGATGAAAGACTAGTTTTTCACTTTGGAATGACAGAAAAGGAAGTTAAAGATAAACTATACGAAAAGGATATAATCCTTGAGTATTATAAAGAGTTCGAAGAAAATGGTAACAAAAAAACAAATTCAAGAAATTCTTAAGACTGGATTTAGTAAAAATATTTTATCTAAAATGTCTGAGAGTCAAATTAAAAAATTACACGAGATGGTAAATGCTATTGGTTTCATGGGAATAAATAAACCTATTGGTAGAATGACTTCAGTTAAAAAATCTGAAACTAAAGAACAATCAACACCACAAAATACAACCGCAAAAAGTAAAACGGTTACAACATATGAAGTTAAACCAAATAGTAAAACTATGGTTAATGGAATTGAAATTGATACTTCAGGTGGTAAAACAACTGTAACTCCAGTAACTGAAACTGAAATGACTGAAGGTAAGAAAAAAACAAAAAAGAAAGTTGAAAAAAATCCTTGGGCTATCTGTACATCATCATTAGATTTGGATGGTAAGAAAAGAGATGACTATACTAAAGGTGAAAAGAAAAAATTTGAAAGATGTGTTCTTGATGTCAAAAAGTCATTAAAAGAAGGTAAAAACCCATATGAAGTAATTTTGGAACAAAAAATGAGAGATATTGTTGAATCAAATTTAAGACCTACTATGACAAAAAAAGATTTAATCACCAGTATTTTAGAATCAAAAACAAAAGAAAAAACTAAAGAAAAGGAAAAAACAACAACTCCTACTAGAAAAAGTCCTTTCAAACCGGCACCTGATACTGAACCAAGACCAAAAGGTTCAGGAACTAAAGAAAAGGAAAAAACTAAGGAAAAGGAAAAAACAACAACCCCAACTAGAAAAAACCCTTTCAAACCAGCACCAGATGCTGAACCAAGACCAAAAGGTGAATTACCATCTTATTTAAGTTTTGGTAAAATGAATATTAAATTAAAAGGTGAGTAAGATGAAAAAAGAACAATTAGTAAGAAGATTGGTTAACCGAATTAATGAGGCACCTATCGGATATGAAGGGCCTGAAAGAATGGCACCTGACATTCAATCTAAATTTGAGAAAGGTGAAACACCTCATTCAGGTAGTAAGGCGTTTCCTGAAATTACACCTGAAGGACCGGATAAACCATCTAACTTTGAACAACTTATAGCATCACAAAGATTTAAAGATGTTATTGGTAGATTAAAAAGATATACAGGTCTTGAAGATGTAACATCACAGAATTCAATGATGAGACTTCAGATGATGGTAATGAACGCAATGCAAGAGATTGCTCAGATTGAATCTGAAAACAAAGAATACTTGGAAGAACTTGCGATTGAACTTGTTCAAAAAGAATTTGGTATTCCTGAAGGAGCGTTACAGTATGATGTGCAGTTGGTTAAACCAAATGACATTGATTCAAGTAAGTTATCACCTAAAGGTGAAGAACCAAGTGAAGAAGAAATTGAAAATATGTTTGGCTCTGAAGAAGAACAAGAACAACTTGAAGATTTCATGGATTCATTTGAAAAATTTGATTTAGAAAAGGCTAAAAGAAGATTTATTAATTCACTTATTCAAGGAGCGGCTAAACAATCTTCTTATATGTTTGAATTATTAAACAGAGAGTTAAATGCTATTAACCCAAGATTACTGAATATGTATGGTGTCTTTATGTCATTTGCGGATTCACTTTATTGGTTAATGCCTGACTCAATGGTTCAAGGTATGGCAGGTGGTGGAGAATCGACATATGGTATGTCTGAATTAGACGCTAAGACTGACCCACCGACAGTAAAAGCTCGTGGTGTTAACTTACCAATCCTTATTCATGAACTTGCTAAAGGTGTTATGGAAATTGCTGGAACATACGGATTACCAAAAGATAAAACAAGACAAGAAGCGGTAATCAATTCACAAGATACTGTTGTTGGTGAAATTTGGGATATGAGATTAGGTCCAGTTATTTGGCAAAAATTCCGTGAAGCTTATCCTGATGAATTATTTGATGATGATAAGAGAAACTTACAACAATATTTCCTTGTTAAGTTTGCTGAACTTACCCCAAACGAATTCTTTGCAATGGCTCGTGAAATTTTATCAGGTTCACCAAAAGGAAAGAAAATGGTAAAAGATATGGTTGATGAAATCATTGCGGAACTTAAAGAAGAAGAATATGAGGATACTATGAAGAAATATGAGGATGATGACGACGATGATGAGGATTTTGACGATTTCTTAAAAGGATTAGGTATCAACTAAAAACTTTAAAACCCTTCAGAAATGAAGGGTTTTCTATTTTATGATAAATTTTATATTTATAGTATATGAGTTTATCTAAAGAAGCCGTTTTAATGGAGTATGCTAAGTGTATGAAATCAACACCATACGCCCTTAAAACTTATTTACAGACATATGACAACACTGTTCAAAAGTATGTCCCGTTAGAATTATTTCCTGACCAAATTAGTTTGGTTGAGGATTATGAAAACTATAATGAAAATATTGCACTAAAGTATAGACAGGCTGGTGTATCTACAGTAACTGCCGCTTGGTCATCAAAAAAACTTGTTTTTGCTAAAAAGAATAGTCCTGAAAAGATATTAGTTATTGCTAACAAGTTAGATACTGCAGTTGAGGTTGCTAATAAAATTAGAGGATTTACAGAACAATGGCCTAGTTGGGTTGGTGTTGGTTTTTCTGCTGAAAAAAACTCACAAAGACATTTTAAATTAACAAATGGATGTGAAGTTAAAGCAGTTGCAACATCTAAGGATGCTCTTCGTGGTTATACACCAACAATATTAATATTTGACGAAGCTGCGTATATTGATGCTGACGATGATTTTTGGGCCGCTTGTATGGCATCCTTATCCACAGGTGGTAAGGTAATAGTTGTATCAACACCAAACGGATATGACGCAATCTATTATGAAATTTATGACCAAGCGTTAAAGGGAATGAATGAATTTAAAGTTTCCGAAATGGTTTGGTGGAAAGACCCAAGATATGCAAAAGATTTATCTTTAATTAATGTTAAAGATGTTATCCATTATTATTTAAATCGTAATGAATACCCAAATGTTGAAATTATTGACTATAACAACAAAGAAAAGAACTTTGATGAAATAAGACAATTGATTACTCAGGGGTACAAACCAAGTTCTTCTTGGTATGAGTCAATGGTTAAAAAACTTAAATACGATAAACGTAAGGTCAATCAGGAATTGGAATGTGCGTTTCTTGGTTCGGGTGATAACGTATTTAATTCCGATTTATTGGAAGATTTAAGGGTGAATATGGTTAAAGAACCATCAACAAAGATGATGGGTGGAGGACTTTGGATTTGGAAAGAACCTGAAATGGGTAAAAAATATATTATGGGTGTCGACGTATCTCGTGGAGATAGTGAGGATTTCTCAACATTTCAAATTGTTGATTTTGATACAAGAGAACAAGTTGCAGAGTACGTTGGAAAACTTCCTCCTGATACTTTGGCGGAAATATGTTTTAAATGGGGTAATATGTATAACGCATTTATTGTAATAGATATTACTGGTGGTATGGGTGTAACAACATCTTTAAGATTGAGAGAGTTGGGTTATAGAAACATGTATGTTGACGGTATTGATGTATCAAACAAATGGAAATTTGACCCAAAGGCGACTGAAAAAATACCAGGAATTAACTTTAACGCTAAAAGAGTTCAAATTATTGCAACATTTGAAGAATATTTAAGACATGGATTCAAAATAAACTCAACTCGTTTATTAAATGAGATGAATACATTTATTTATGTAAATGGAAGACCTGACCATCAAAAGGGACAACATGATGACTTGATAATGTCAGTTGCCATGGCTCTTTATGTTGGTGAAACATCGTTTACATCACTTAATAAGGTTACAAATCAAACAAAAGCGATGATTGACTCGTGGACTGTTAATACAAATGAATTTAATAGAAGACAATTCATGGACCCGGTAATTCCCCAACAACAAGAAAACATTAAACGAGAGGCAACAAAAAGCGACTACGAAAACTATTTATGGTTATTCGGAGGAAGAAGATAAAACTATGGGATATTCAGGTAGAAAAAAATCAGGAAAATATTATGCAGGAAGTAAATTAATTGTTCCTGGACAAGGTATTTTAATGGTTAAAAAACAAAATGGTGATAAAATACTTATTAAAAAAAATGAATCTGATGTTTATCCTATACCATCACTCACACCATCATCCACACTCTCACCAAGTCAGACACCTTCATCGACCCCAACGCCAACACCTACACCATCAATAACGCCAACTCAAACTCAAACTCAAACTAATACTCCTACACCATCAATAACGCCAACTCAAACTCAAACTCAAACTAATACTCCTACACCATCAATAACTCCAACTCAAACTCAAACAAATACTCCAACTCAAACTCCAACTCAAACTCAAACTCAAACAAATACTCCAACTCAAACAAATACTCCAACTCAAACTCAAACAAATACTCCAACACCAACTCAAACAAATACTCCAACACCTTCAACACCACCATTTTTACAAGTACAAAATATTGTTGATACAAATCCAATGATTGTATCATTTAATACTGCACCTAATAGTAGTTTTAATATTGATTGGGGTAACGGGTCAACAAATTTTGTTAGTATTACTAATCCACCGTATTCTCCAACTTATAGTGCATATACTTATACCAATAATTATGATAGTAGTTTATACACCGCAACGTTTAACAATTTCCAAGTTTCATCTTCAGTATCGACTAATAATATTCAAAGAATACAATTAAATAATATTTCGAATATCGTTGAGAATTCATTTACTTTTATCTCATTTTCTGCGGTAACCACAATGACATTATCCGGTACTACCCTCACTGACTTTAGTTCGAGTCTACCAAATTCAATACAATTTTTTAACATTTACAATACATTTGCGCCTGGTTCTCAAAACTTTGAATTTACTCCAACAAGTAACTTGGCAAGTTTACCTAATTTAATACAGTTGTTTATTAAAAATACTGACATGTCAGGGTTTACCTACAATTTTTCAGGAAGTAGTTCATTTAGAACTATTCAGTTAGAAGATAATTCATCTCTAACATCTTTAAATATTACAGTCCCAACTGGACCAGTATTTAGAGATTTCCTTGTTTCAAATAATGATGCCCTACCATCAATTAATATTACTAATAGTTTATCTGCATGTACTGGACTACAAGACATTCAGGTGTATAATAATAATTCATTAACGGGTTGGACGTATACTTTACCTGTATCGGCAACTAACGCACAATTTAGTGGTAATAGACTTTATAATTTTGATATTGATTTAAATGCTAATACAAATTTAACTAGCCTGAATTTAGGTAGTAATCTTAATTTAAGTTCATTTACAAATACTGTGTCAGCTTGTACTTCATTAGTGACATTAAGGCTTGATAATAATAACCTAACAACATTACCTCCAATATTCCCAAATAGTATACAAACTTTAAGATTGGATTTAAATGATATAACCGGATACACAAGTAACTTCCCAACCAGCTGTGTTACGTTTAATATGAGTGATACTGGACCTTTCCAATCTGTTCCACAATGGACTGTAGATTTAACAGGTGCAACATCATTACAAACTTTCAGTTTAAATAGTGTTTATTTGTCTGGTTGGACTACACTATTCCCAACATCTATTAGAACAATAAGTTTAACAAGTAACTTAATGACTAATTTTGATTTCAATTATACATTAGGAGCTACTAATATCGACATAAGTTTTAATACGTTAACAGGTACTACAAATCTTTCAGCACATACATCGTTAGTTACGTTAACGATAGGCGGTAATTCATTTAAAAACAGCACTGAATTAATAAGTGGTAATTTCCCTGCAAGTTTAAGAACATTTAGTATTGCGTCATCACAATCATTAACAGGATGGACATCAACTTTTTCAGCAATGACTAATATGTTATCGTTAGATTTTAGAAATACCGCACTTAAAACCGCAGCTGTTGATTATATTTTACAAGATGTTGCATCGGTTGCAACTGCAAACACATTATATAATAAAACATTATTTCTATCAGGTACGACTCAACCTCAACAACCGGAATCACCGACAGGAGGATTAACTAACCCAAATTATTTATTACTTGCAAATCCTCCATATAGTTGGACAATTACTGTAAAACCATAATAATATTTATTTAAACTTCAAAAAACTTTAATTTAATTTAAAACTATTTATATTTTAGTATGAGTGAAAATAAACTAACGGTATGGCAACGGTTATCCCAAACATTTGGACCCAATTCTCTTTTGGGACAGGATTATCCTACATACAAATATGATAAGAGTGAGTTATTAAAAACAACCTCTAAGTCTGAATATGAAAGAGAAAAACTTCAGGCACAACAAACATATTATTTAGCAAACCAATGGGGTAGAATTGAAAATAATCTATACACACAGGCGGTTTTTTATGAACCAACCAGATTATCATCATTCTATGACTATGAGTCAATGGAATTTACACCTGAAATTGGAGCAGCTTTAGACATTTACGCCGAAGAATCTACAACCATTGACCAAAATGGTTTTATGTTACAAATTTATTCTGAATCATCAAGAATTAAATCAATCCTCGGTGATTTGTTTAATAACGCACTAGACATCAATACCAATTTACCTATGTGGATAAGAAACACATGTAAATATGGTGATAATTTTGTATATCTTAAATTAGACCCTGAAAAAGGTATTATAGGATGTATGCAATTACCAATCATCGAGATTGAACGATTGGAGGCGGGTATGGGAGCGCACTCAACAGATTCAACAACAAATCCTGAAAAGAAACATTTGAAATTTAAATGGAAGCAAAAGGATTTAGAGTTCAATACTTGGGAAATTGCTCACTTTAGATTACTTGGTGATGATAGAAGACTTCCTTACGGAACTTCTATGTTAGAAAAGGCTCGTCGTATTTGGAAACAATTATTGTTATCTGAAGATGCGATGTTAATTTATAGAACATCAAGAGCACCTGAAAGACGTGTATTTAAAGTATTCGTTGGAAACATGGACGATGCTGATGTTGAACCATATATCCAAAGATTTGCCAATAAGTTTAAGAGAAGTCAAACGGTTGACCATAAGACAGGTAATGTTGATATGAGATTTAATCAGATGGCAGTTGACCAAGATTATTTTGTTCCTGTTAGAGATACCGCACAAGCAAGTCCTATTGAAACATTAGCAGGTGCTCAGAACTTATCAGAAATTGCCGACATTGAGTACATTCAAAAGAAATTATTAACAGCTCTTCGTGTTCCTAAAGCGTTTTTAGGATTTGAAGAAACTGTTGGTGATGGTAAGAACTTATCATTACAAGATATTCGTTTTGCAAGAACTATTAACAGAATTCAAAAAAATATGATTTCTGAATTAAATAAAATTGCAATTATACATTTATTTATTTTAGGATTTGAAGATGAAATATCAAACTTTAATTTAAGTTTAACAAATCCATCAACTCAAGCTGATTTGATGAAGATTGATGTATGGAAAGAAAAAATTCTTCTATATAAAGATATGGTTGCTGACCCTGGTAGTGGTATTGCCGCAGTATCTATGTCATGGGCTAAGAAACATATTCTTGGATTTTCTGATGAAGAAATTAAACTTGACTTACAACAACAACGTATTGAAAGAGCTGTTGGTGAAGAACTTAAGAAAACTGCTGAAGTTATTACTCACACAGGTTTATTTGATAATCTTGATAAGTTGTATGGTAAAAAAGAAGGTGAACCGGCTGGTACTCCATCAGAAGGTGGAGGAGCTCCACCAGATGGTGGAATGAGTGATTTTGGAGGTGGTGAAAGTACTCCACCTGAAGCTCCGGCGTCACCAGCACCAGCTCCACCTGAAGCGGCACCAACAGTACCTGAAGGGTCGTATACCCGTAATTCGGAACTTAATATATTATTAGAAAATACAGGAATGTTAAATGAAGATGAATTAATTGATTTAAGTCGTGTTCAAGAATCTTTAGGGGAAATGGGTAATCAATTAGATAAACTACTTAAAAGTTGATATTTATATAAAAAAATATAAACATGAGATTCGGATTAATAAAAACATTAGTAGAAAATAAATTAATTGATTCCTTTGTTAAAGGAACTCTTAAAACTGATATGAGACTTTTTGAAAGAAAATTACTTAAAAATAGTGATTTTTGTAAATTAATGTCAATATATGATAATTTAAAAGAAAATAAAGAATTAGATAAAGAAACCGCAACTTATTTAGTTGACGATTTGACTAGTGAATTTAGACAAATTAAATTATCTGAAAATACAGTAAGTTTTATTAAAAGTTGGACTAAAGATATTGTTCTTGAAAACAAATACAAAACAATTGATGAGTTATTTTATGGTGACTTACTAAAACCTGAAAAAAAATCAATCGCTAAAAAATCAATTGTTGAGTCTTTAGGTAAAAAACCAATAATTAAAGAAAGTAAAACTCAAAACGTCCCAATTAGTTCAATGTTAAAAGTTGCTAATAAGACTGCTGAAAAATATTTAGAAAACTTAACTGAATCTGAAAGAAATTCTGTTAAAGAAATTTTAATGGCTGATGATGAAAATCTAAAAACAAAATTTACAGAATTAAAAGAAACTGCAATTAAAAAAATTGACACTCTTATTTCAGAATCAGATGAAGAATTAACTAAAGTTTTACTGGAAACAAAGGAAAGACTTACAAATGTAAAACATTCTAAAAAAGAATATATTAAACTAATGAATTTAACTCAAAATTTATAATTCATTATTTTTTGAATTTTTATAAATAGCATTATTTAAAATCTGACGTTTCATGTCAGATTTTTTTTTATAATCTTTTCTGTCTTGTAATTCCTTTATCATTTTAGTTTTTAAAACTTTTGATTTGAATTTTTTAAGGGATTTTTCAATATCGCCCTTATCAACTGTGATAATTAACATTTTTTTGACAACTATATTTTTGTGTGTTATTATTAATGTATAAATAAACGAAGATATGAAAAAGTTGTAAATGAAAAAAGGAAAAAGTTGCTCTATTAAAGGGTATAAAAAAATAAAATGTTCTTATGGAACAGTGGATTCTAAAAATTTTAAATCAATATACTTAAATATTCAATCTTGGGTCGAACCCAAATCTATTGAAAATTCTTGGATAAGACTTGTGTCTTACTTTAATAAACAAATAAAAAATACTATCGGGGATTATATTGATGTGGAATTTTTCTATGACAATTTTATAGTTGATTTAGACTTACGAACTTCAGGAATAGCATTAAAGAAAATGTCTTTTATGAATCTTGAAATTACTTTTTTCATTAAAAAACCTGTAGATTTTAAATCTGTTGAAATAAAAAATTCACTTAAAAAAATTGTTAGTTGTTTAGAATCTGATATTTTTAATAAATCGAATCATTTTAGTTTTCATTTAAGTAAAAACGATAAAACCAAAAAAGAAAGTAAAATAGAATTTGTATAGTATTTATCTATAAAAAGGTAAAATGCAAAATTACAAAATATTAGGTCCAAAAGAGACGGGAAAAGGTATTTTAATTGAAATGGATGCAGGTTATGTTTCCCCAACAGAAAAACATAATCAAACATTTCTACAAGAAAGTAGGGATTTTAAAGATTATTCAAAACCATTTGAGTTCTATGCCGTTCTACAAAAATATAATACACCGAATAGAAACGGTAGAATATATCCTGAAAGAATTCTAAAAAGAGAATCTGAAAACTATATAAAAAATTATATTGGTAAAAAAACTGCCTTATCAGAACTTAACCACCCTGAGTCTTCGTTGATAGATTTAGATAGAGTATCACACATGATTACAGAGATGTGGTGGGATGGTAATGTTCTATTAGGTAAACTATTACTTCTAACTTCACCAGGGTTCCATGAAAGAGGTATCGTATCTACAAAGGGTGACCAAGCAGCAAATCTATTAAGATTGGGTGTAACGTTAGGTATATCATCAAGAGGGGTAGGTTCCTTAAAGAAGGTAGGTGACCAAAATGAAGTTCAAGATGATTTTGAATTAATTTGTTTTGACTTGGTATCTTCACCATCAACACCGGGAGCTTATTTATTTACTGAACCTGATGGAAGATTTGCGTTTGAGGAGAACCTACAAGAAGAAAATGAAATGAAAGCATCAAGAACAGTTAACAAATCGCTTGATTTAATGGGAAGACTTTCCGATTATTTAGGAAAATAAACAATTATGGAAATGGACGAAAAATACTTTGTGGCTAAAATCCAATACGATTTGCCAGATGAAAACACAGGAAAAATTAAAAAAGTAAGAGAAGAAAAACTTGTAAAAGGTTATTCTGTTACTGATGTTGAAGCTAAAGTTACTGAAGCTTACAAATCATTTAGTTATGATTGGAGAATTACTTCAGTAAGTGAAAGTAAAATTGACGAAGTGTTTGAGTAATCACAAAGTTTAAAAAAAAATTAAAAGGGGACATTTTGTCCCTTTTTTTATGCCATTTATGTTAAAAAGTTATTTTTTTAGAATATTGATATATTTATCAATAAAATAACGCACAAATGGCAGAAAAAAACTTAGTTGAAGAGGCATTAATCCAAATACAAAATTTGGAAGAAGCTATCAATGAAAACGCAAAAGAAATACTTCATTCTACAATGAAAGAAGAAATTAGTGAATTAGTAAAAGAGTCTATGAAAAATGAGGCTGAAGAAGAGGAGTTCGTAATCGGAGATGAATCTGAAGAAGAATCTGAAGAAGATGAATCTGAAGAAGATGAATCTGAAGAAGATGAATCTGAAGAAGAAGAATCTGAAGAAGAGGAATCTGACGAGGAGGGATTCGATATGATGGATTTATCTGACATAGAAGATGATAATGAATTTGATTCTATGGAAGTTACAGATTTGACTGACAGTCCTATGGAAGATGTTCTTAAAGCTTTCAAACAAATGAATTCTGACGACACGTTTGAAATTAAAAAAGAAGGTGATTTTATTCATTTAAGAGATGAAGAAGATGAATACCTTATTCAAACTGAATCTGAAGAAGAAGAATATGAAAGTATGGAATATAACGAAGAAACTGAAGAAGAAACTGAAGAAATGGTTTACGAAATCGAAATGGATTCACTTGAAGAAGAAGAAACTGAAGAAATGGTTTATGAAATCGAAATGGATTCACTTGAAGAAGAAGATTTCTACACGGAAGAAGAAATGGACTCTGTTATGGAATCATTTAAAGCAAAATTAGGTAAAGGTGCTGCGAAAGTAGGTAACGCTAAAACAGCATCTACATTCAAAAAGACAAAAGGTGGTTTTAACGAAAAGAAAAAAGCCGTTAATCCAACTGCTCATACAGGAAAACCTAAATTTGAATTTAAAGAAGGTGATATGTTTGAAATGCCAAGTCCACATGGTGTAAAAAAATTCACTAAGGAAGAAGCTAAAGAAGCTGCTCGTACTTATGGATTTGGTTCTAAGAAAGGACGTGGTTTAAGAAAAGGTGTTACACCTAACAGAAATTTAACTTTTGAAAACCGTGAAATCATGGAAGAAGTTGAAATGTTGAGAGCTAAAAACGAAGAGTATAGAAAGGCTTTAAATATGTTTAGAGATAAACTTAATGAAGTTGCGATATTCAATTCGAATCTTGCTTACGCTACAAGATTGTTCACTGAACATTCTACATCAAAACAAGAAAAAATTAACATTTTAAGAAGATTTGATTCAGCGGAATCCCTTAAAGAGTCTAAAGCCCTTTATAAAAATATCAAAGACGAATTATATATTGACAACAATAAGAAATTTGTTAATGAGTCAATCGAAAGAGTTATTGAGAAAACTCCACAGTCAGGTTCAGCCGTTAATTTGATTGAATCTAAAACTTACGAGAATCCACAATTCTTGAGAATGAAAGACATTATGTCAAAAATAATAAAATAAACTTAAAAATAAAAAACCTATAAAAAAATGGGAGCATTATTAGAAAGTGGATTAGTTGGTAACATCGGTCTTAAGCACTTGAAAGTTATCAAAGAAGACACAGTAAACAAATGGGACAAATTAGGGTTCCTTGAAGGTCTTAAAGGCCACCTAAAAGAAAATGTTGCACAATTGTATGAAAACCAAGCGTCACATTTGATTAACGAAGCATCTTCTACGGCAGATTCAGGTTCATTCGAGACTGTGGTATTCCCTATCATCAGACGTGTGTTCTCTAAATTATTGTCTAACGAAATCGTTTCTGTACAAGCTATGAACTTACCAATCGGTAAATTGTTCTACTTCGTACCACAAATCCAAGGTTATTCTGGAGGTTCAGTTACTGACAGTCTTGGTGTATCATCTGGTGACCATTACGGTCCAGTTGGTTCTCCTGGAAACTATCCTGGAAATCCTGACGCTGGTTACGGTTCAGGTAACGGTTCTTACAACTCAACTTACGCTAAGAATCTTTATGATTTGTTCTATGAAGGAACTGAGCCAGGTCTTAACCCAGCTGGTTTATTTGATTACTCTAAAGGTAGATTTGTTACTTTAACATCAGCTACTCCAACAGTTGCTTGGTCAAATGGAGCATTAATTCCATCAGGTTATACTCTTAATGGACAAAATGCTACAGGTACAACTGAATATCGTAAAATTATTGTTGCGTTATCAGGATTCTCAACTGCAGGTATCGGTAAGTTAATTGGTCCTGACGGACAAGAACAAGATACAGAATCTTTCTTATCTAACTTAGTACTTTATACTGACAATTCAACAGTTGCATCTAACTTGAATACTAACAGATTTACACCACTTTTATATCGTGTTGTAACTCAGAAGTATGGTCAAGCAATGTACGGACCTCAGTATACTTCACAACAAGCTGCGTTTGGTAATTCAAGCACAGGTGGTAACGGTGGTTATTATGATAACGTATGTAGCCAAACTGGATTTATTTATTTAGAGATTGATGCTCAAGTTCCTGCATGTATTGCATGTGGACAATCAACTCCTGATGGATATTCAGGTTCTTCATTAACAAACAGTCAATGGTCGGCAGCTACCAATGGTACAGGTGCCGCTTACACTAACATTTTAGCAGCTTGGAGACGTTACGAAGAGTTAGAATTTGAAGACAGAATTGGTGAAGTTTCTTTCGACCTTGAGTCAGTAACTGTTTCTGTTACAGAAAGAAAATTAAGAGCACAATGGTCTCCTGAAATGGCACAAGACGTTGCAGCATTCCACAACATCGATGCTGAGGCTGAATTAACAGCTTTATTATCTGAGCAAGTGGCAGCTGAAATTGACCGTGAAATTTTACGTGATTTACGTAAAGGTGCGGCTTGGACATTACGTTGGGATTACAACGGATGGAAGCGTCTGAACAACCAAGCAACTCCTTATACTCAAAAGGACTGGAATCAAACGTTGATTACTGCAATCAACCAAATTTCAGCTCAAATCCATAAGTCTACTTTAAGAGGTGGAGCTAACTGGATTGTTGTATCTTCTGAAATCAGTGCTATCTTTGATGACTTGGAATACTTCCACGTATCAAACGCGGCTCCTGAACAAGACCAATTCAACATGGGTATTGAGAGAGTTGGTACATTAAGTGGTCGTTACCAAGTATACCGTGACCCATACTTCCCAGCTAACACTGTGTTGATTGGTCATAAAGGTACTTCTTTATTGGATACTGGTTACATCTACGCTCCATACGTACCATTACAATTAACTCCAACAATGTATAACCCATTCAACTTTACTCCTATCAAGGGTATTATGACACGTTACGCTAAGAAGATGGTTAATAACCGTTTCTATGGTCGTATCATCGTTGATGGTGTTCGTACATTCGATTTGAATGAATTAAGATAATCTTATCTTAATAGATAATAAAAAAGGTCAGAGAAATCTGACCTTTTTTTATTTGGATAAAACTCTAATCGATTTTGATAATACTTCAGATTCTTCTAATGAATAAACACCTCTTGAAAATGAATATTTAATTGCTTCAATCAAACATAATTTTGCTTGTTCATCAGTCATATTAAAAATAAAGTCTTCAAGACCATTTAATGATTTATATTCAATAGAGTTGAATAATACTCCACCGTCTGTTAAGTTATTTAATTCATTAATAATTTCTGATTTTAATTCGTCTTCTTCTAAATGTTCCATAGTATTAGATATTTATGTAAATATAAACAATTTTTTTGGTTATGAAAAGTAATGTTATTTTAGAAATTCTTAAAAAACTAACTGAATATGAGGAATATTTAAATGAAGCCTCTACTACATCAACTGTTGGTGGTACATACAAACCACCAATTAGACCAGGAATTAGAAAATGGTTTGATAAAAATTTAATGCCATTTATTGAACCTGTATCTGATTATGTTGATGCTGATTTAAATTATGATTCTTTAGATGGTGATGTTAAAAAATCTAAAAAAGAAATTCAAAAAAGAGAAAAATTAGCAAAACATATTAGAGATAAAGATTATAGACAAGACGCTCCTGATGAAGGAGATGATGAATATGCGTACGCTCCATTTAAGAGACTTAAACCACATTATCAAGTAGATTCGGTGAATGAATCAAAAAAAGAGACTAATGAAGATTTAGGTGTTTGGTTTGGCACTAAGAAAAAACCAAAAGGAAGTAAACAACCTAAAGGTCCATGGGTTAATATTTGTCGTAAAAAAGATGGTAAACATCCACCTTGTGGTAGACCTGAGGGTGATGAAAAAGGATATCCTAAATGTAGAGCTGTTGGTGTTGCAGCAAAAATGTCTGATTCTCAAAAACAAGCCGCTTGTCAACAAAAAAGAAATGCTGAAAAAAAAGATACTCAAACAGGTAAAGGTCAAAAACCTGTTATGACTTCATACAAACCTAAAAAGAAAAAGACCAACGAATCGGTCTTAATTTCTTTAATTAGAAAGGCTTTAGATTAATAAATACTTTTACTAACTCTAATACCTGGTCTAAGAGGTTCATAAGTTCTTTCAGGTCTTGAGTATTGTCCTGTACTAAATTCAGAATTTAATGCTTTTAAAGCACCTCTATATCCACCTGTCTCATCTGATAGTAATCTATCAATAACGTCTTGTACTAAACTTCTATCAAGTCTTCCATATTCTGGTTCTTCTGACATTTCTTTTAATACTTTTTTAATTTGTGTATCTAACTTTGACATGATTTTAGTATTAACAATTTATTTTATTATAAATATTATCAAGTGAGTGATTAATTTGAGATTCAAGTTCTTTTTCAATTTCCATTGCTCTATATTCCATTTCTCTACGGAATGCACTAATCAATTTATCCCATTGTGTTTTATTTAATTTAATAAAATAACTATATGTATGATTGGTTACTGTGACCTGTCCACCATCCATAGTAATAAAAATACCTAATTTATCATTACGGATATATTTCTTATCGGATATTGGTGCAATTATGAGTTCAGAATCTTCCGAATGAATGAGTTTCCGACATATGGTGGAACATTTCCTCACGTTAGACATATAAATGTCAAATTCGGTATCCTTTCGGTCTAATCTACGTAAATATAGACGATACTTAACCCACAGTTTTTTAATTATAGTCATGTCATTTATGATTTGACTACAAATATACTATGTTTTTTTAATAATTCAAAATTTTTAATTAACAATATGCTCCTGAACAGTGTTTTTTTCCGTCTAAACCAGGTTTTGTACCTTTACATACTTGTACAGCATAACCATTAGCATATGCCGAAGGGTAAACATCAAATTTCGCTTTAGCTGCTGATTTACCACGAGCACATAATTTAGTACCCGCCTTTTTACGACCTTCATACATTACTTCGACAGCATCATCGCTACTAAAATCTTCACCTTCTATTTCATTCATGATAAAATCAAATACTTGGTCCATATTATTTTTGGCTTCGGCAATATGGTCTTGAGCCCAATCGTGTCCATTATCTAAAATAGATTCTATCATTTGTTTATCCTTACCAAGTAGTATTTCACATTGGCGTTTCATTTGTTCTAAATTACTGAAGAACATATATCTTTGAGTTTCTTCTTTAAGTACTTTTTTAATTAAATTGTCTAAATTTTTCATATTATGCCATCATATCATCTTCTTTTAGGTCATTACAGACTACATCTAAAAACACTTCAATATCGTGTTCTAAACCTTCATAATCTTCAAATACATTAGTTCCTTCAGTTGTATTTTCAAACATACAAGTTTGAAAATTACCTTCAGTATCACAGTAAATTTCACCATAGTAATCACTATCATCAACTGTTAGATATCCTGTGTGTATTTTTTCATCTTCAGTATCTTCAGTTGATTCGTATCTAAATTTAAATGAAGGCATCCCTGGAAATTCAAAAGACCAAAAACCACCCGCTTTTGTCATAAAATCATCTTTAGATGATGGTTCGTCTTCTATTGAAATACCTTTAGTAAATTTCTCAAGAGTTTCCCTTTCTTCAGGTGTAATTGATTCCATACCTGATTGACTTATTTTATCTAAAATTACGTCAATTTTATCTTCACCTGCGGTAAATGCTTCGGATAATACAAATTTTAATAATTTAATATATTCGTTTTCTTTTAATACTACTTTTTTCATTTCTTATCAACTATTTGGAATGTTAGTGTTTTTTTATAAGTATCTACTTCACCTGACGTAAGTACTTTAATATCTACATTATATTCGTTTGGTATTTTATCTTTTGTATCAAATATAAAATAGTATTCGTTAGATGCTCTATTAATTTGAGTCCATTCTTGAACTTGAACTTCAGTTGTCCCTTCGTTTACATATATTCTATAATATGCTGTGACAGGTGTTAATACTTGATTTGATGTGTAAGCTTTTTTAATTACCACACCAACTTTTCTAACATCTGTATTAAGTATTTTTTCATCTTGTTTAATACCGTAAAAATCAAATCCAAATAATTCAGGGTCTTTACTTTGTGTTCCTAATGTAAAATACCCTTGATAAGGTAATACAGTTAAATCATTAACGACATCAGGTAATGAAATACCATTATAAACTAAATTAGACCAAGTATCTGTAAACATACATGGAGTTGTTACAGTTATCCCACTTGTTGTTATTTGATAAACACCTTGAGTTATTTGACAACCTGTATAAGTTCCTACAACATTACCCTGATTATTTTCAAGAGTAACAACAGGTAGATTGTCTAAACTTGTTGGAACCCCTCCAATATAAGAATATAAATAAAGACGATTATTGTTGTGTGAATAAAATGAATTTCTATTATCTAATATTAAATCATTATACGAAGTTTCTAAAAATGGTTCGTAAAATGTTTGAGTATGTCTTGTAAAAAACCCAACAGAATAGTTTTCAGTTAACCCTGTTAAATTTTCTAATTGAGGTAAATACGCAATTCCCCATCCTGTAAATCCTGATGTTGAACCTGTAAGATATTGATTAATTTCATTTGTCATGTCAAACTCAATATCCTCATTACCAAATTCAAAGTGTTGAGTATCAACGATGATTAAATCTGAATAATCAACATTACCTCCAGTTGTATTATTATATATTCCATTAGTACTCCATCCACTTAATGTTGTAGTTTGGAACCAATTAGACGGTCTTTGTGAGTATGACTTATCTTGTGGTAAAACAATTGGTGATAATAAACCATTTGCCGAGTTTAATGTTCTTTGGACATCGTAATAATCGTAACCAACACCTTCGTCCCATAATTGAGCAGTACCTGTAGTTCCTGATGTCAATGGAATTCTAAATAAAATTAAATCAAATGAAGTAGCTCTTAATCTTCCTTGACTAGTATATTCATTAGATAACCCTTCTTTATCAAATGACGATGTGTTAGTCATTCTAAGTGTGTGAGTAATACCTGAAAACCTCGTGCAACCTGTTGATATTGTCTTATCTTGAATTTTCTCAACAAGTTGTGAAAGGTCCAAATCAAATATAAATCTACTATATCCTGGGGATGCGATTACATCTGATGACGAACCAAAATAAAGTTGTGTCCATGGAGATTTACCAGTATTAGTAAAACTGTTGGATAATAAAGTATTATTACGACTAAAGTATGAACGATGAATTGACATTATCTTTTTTAGATAAATATCAATTTATTCGAATATTTTGATTAATAACCTTTTGGTCAAATAAATTGAATTCTGATTGTAAATCTGATTTACTTACTGGTGAGGTTTCAGTTGTAACTTCGTATGGTGATAAACGGTTATAAAGATGCTGGTGGTTCAATAAAAACCTAACAATTAATGATAATAATTTTTTAAGAGATTCACCTCTTACAATCCCTTCCGTGGATTCTAAATAATTTCCTGACAATCTTTCTTCACTAATACCGTAAACATCACTATCCTCAACAATAATTTTACTTTTACCTGGAATTTGTGACGTTCTTGATATTAAATATACATTATCTGAACCTAAAACAGCGTATGAATTACTAACATTTTCTTTTAATTTTGATGTTATTGTTTGTATATTAGTTTTTAACGCTAACCCAAATTTATTTTTATAAGATATTAATCCTGCACCCGGATTTTCCTTGTTTGATAATGGGTAAACAATTCTTGTTGTTAAATTTCTTATTGTGTTAATTTGTGAGCTTGTTCCACTGTTTAATAAATCCTGAGTTTTAATACTTGGTCTATAATAAAATGGAAAACGTTTTCCACTAATTACTTGTGTAATATTAACTTGATTAGTTTCACCATTTATTACGGTTGAATAATTTAAGGTTATTTTACCCTCATTTAACCCTTTAATTACGTCAGTAATTATTTTAATTACGGTATCTAATGAATCTATAGAAGTAAACTCATGTGTAAAAACAGGAAAAAAATCGTTATAATTTTCTAAAATAGTATCTCTTGAAAAAGTAGTTGTTAATGTTTCTTTATTTCTTTCAGGTATATTGTATATGTTAACATTACCTGTGTAAGGACCATTAACAGTATCTAATCCATAATCAATTTCATATTCAAGAATTGCCACAATTGGCTGTTCAACAGGAGTTTGTGTTATATTTTTAAATGGTTCACGATTTGATGTTTTAGTATCAAAATCTGAAATTTGTAAAAAAGACCTATCTTTATTTACAACAGGATTTTCATTTGATTTTAATGATGGTGTTTTTTTAGCTCTTATAACTATTTCTGTATCTTTTAATATTATATCAGATTTTCCTTTAGAGTATATCCCGTAATCTTCAGGTTTTGCAACAACACCTTCACTAGCAGTTTTATAATATCCCGATTCGTTTTTAAATGGTATACCTGTTTTAACATTAGGTAAAATGCCTAATATACCTTTTGTTTGATTACTATTTTCAGACGATAATGATGATAATGACGAGATTGGACCTTTCATATAAAACTGTCGTTTTCTTCCAGGATTTTCTGACAAACTATAATATATTATATGCACATAATCATTAACACTTGGTGTCACATTGATATGGAAAGGTAAAAATGGTATAAAACAAAATGGGTCATCATCTTTAAAAAAATAATCACTTTTAATGTCATCTCTATTAACATTTAATAAATTCACATCAAGAGAATTGATAATTTCTAAATACTTTTCATGTTCAGGTTTAACCCTAACTCTTCCAACACCTAAAATATCGTCAACATGTGTTACCGTACCTCCATATAAAATTTGATTACTGTCTATCATCATACTCTTTTAATATTTTATTGTAGGTTGATTCAACCTTATCTAATTTTTTAGTTAATTGTATTATAACTTCTTTTGTATTATCAAATTCTTTTGATAAAAAGTCCATAACAAAAATTAAATCTTTATTAGGTTTATTTTTATAATCTTTTAATATTTCTAATATTTTTTCTTCCATATTAAAGTGGTTTTCCTGTTACTCTGATAACGCCGGTTGGTTGTCCTGTTGGTGCTAATTGTTGACCGTACATAACAGCTTCAACTTTACCATTTTTAGCTCTTTCTTTAAAAATTGCTTGAAATTTTGCAAAAGTTGCTTGAGTGTCTAAATCAGGTTCTCCATTTATTCCGGTACCGACAGGTAACCCCAATTTTTGCATTTCCTCAACATATTCTTGTAATTCTCTTTCAGGGCTTGAACCTTCTAAAATATATGATAATGCAAGAACACTGGTCGGTATTTGCTCATTATCTGTAGTTCCTAATAAATCAGTCTTAGCTCTGACTGATGATAATAATAGAAATATATATTTTAATAAACTTTTACATTCCCTAAAATCTTTCACTCCACTTATTATTAAATTACCTAGATATTGATACTTATTAAAGTATTTTATTATTTCTTGAGTAATTAGATATAATCTTAGATGTTTAGTTTTTAATGTATACAGTACTAAACCTTTAACTACTTTAATAATATCTCTTTTTAACTCAAGAAATAATCCCTCTAAAAAAACACCTCCAATTTTTGAAGTGACGTTAATTAAAAATCTTTTATTTTTTTTTGAAAACGCTATTAATCCAGGGGAACTAGCTTGTAAATCTTGTTGGATTTCAGCTCCGGCAGAATCTACTGTAGTAAACATTGCGTTTCCCATAGTAACTAAAGGAAAAATTATTTTTGGTGACAACACCGACATGAGAACACCTTTTACAAAATTGTTGACAATGTCTTCATTATATGATGCATTAAAAATTTGTGGTAATTGCAATTGCCATTTTGGGTCATTTGATAAGTTAAAAAATATCTCTTGTAGATTTTCGTCAATATTAGAACCATCATCATTAACTTGTGAAATAATATCAAATATATATCCTGTATCAGTCATAGGTAACTGTATATTATTACAGTCTATAAATTCTACATAACCTCTTCGAATTAAATCTATTTCATTTTCAATTTGAGATAAATCTGATGGGGTAAACTCAAATAAAGTATCAGTAGTGTCATCATACTCAGGGTATTTTGAAACACCTCCAACATCAATTTCTTTATCATAATCAAAACACATACCTAAAATCCTTTGTAATATTTTAACAAAGGATTTTTCGTCATTTAATGAAACAGGACCTGTACCGGCATTAACTGAAAAAGCGTTAAGTACTAAATTTACAATTTTAGTTACAGCGTTATTGTAGTCTAAAATCTTTAAACTTTCAAAATAATCAAAAAGAAATTCTGTGACTTGATTAGTACCGGTCAATCTATCTAAAAGAATTACTTTAAAATAGTAACCTTGTTCAATACCATTAAATGTTTCAAAACTTATTTTAAAAAGAGCTTGACCTGACGCCCCATAATATGTTGATTGAACTCCATTATCTTGTATAACTTGATGAAAAAATCTATTAGCACTTCTTGGGGGTTCGCCATTTTCAGAATAATTTTTATTTTCATAAATTGATGCGCCTAGTGTCGATTCAGGGTCAAAATTAAGTTGTTTAAAAATATCAATTTTACCGATATCAACATATAATTCTTGATTAGTTTGAAATGTTTGTTCTTCAGAACATCCTAAAGATGATATCATCTCTTCCATAATAATTTTTTTAATTACTGAAGGGTTGTCAATCAATGTTTTTTTTAAAACTTTAATAATGTAACCAGATGTTTTTCCGGATGTTGACGTTTGTACCATACTTACAAGTTCGGTAAATGAATTTGATACCGTTTGTTTAATTTTTCTGGATATTTCTGCGGAATCAAGATTAAGTTGAATTTTATCTGATTTTTCTTGTAATTTATTAGTAAAATTATTAATACGTTTTTCGTATTCGGTTCTAATCTTTTGTGTTTTTTGTAAAGTATCTAATTTTTCTTTAGCGTCTTTAAATCCTTGTTTGATATCTACAGCCATCTTATAATGTAAAATTTTCGTTACTTGAATTTATATCTTTATCCAAAAGACCTTGTAAAATATCGTCATCCATAGATGATATGTCAAAACTTGATTCGTGACTTTGTTGTTTTTCCCATATACCTGACTGTAACTTTGATAGTGTTAATTTCTTTTCAACACAGTCATTTATAATTTTTTGTTGTTTTTCGATTACAGGACCTATTAAAGTCATATCTTCAGGCTCTTTCATCATTCCAATCATTTTATTTTGAATTCTGATGGCAGTTGTCCTTTGTTCTACTAATTCGTTATATATTTCTTGCATCAAAGCAAGTATAGAATCTTTAGTAAAATTAATTTGTTTCTTTTTAGGTTTTGTCATACTAATAAATAGATATTTAGTGAAAATTTACTCTTCCTTAACATCTATTAACGAAGAGTAAATTTTCTTGAATTTTTTAATTGAAGCCCTAATTTCTTTAGTTGACATATTTGTCATTTCACGAATAGATAATAAAATTACATTTTTATTAAATTTATTATTATCAGTTGCTGGAAATATTGTTTCGTAATTGTCTAAAATATCAATAAGCGCCAAACCTAATTTTAATTCATTATCATTTAATTCATCTTCTTCTATCGTTGTTTTAATATAATCTTTTAATATAGGGATTACATTATACTCTTGAGTAGGTTCAAGTTCTAAATAATAAATCATTTCAGGTCTATTTTCTAAATCACTAGAAATATCTTCGTATGAAATTTTTCTATTAGTTTCTTTTTGGTCTTTTAATATTTGACCCATAAGGTAATTCTTACAAATAGTCCCAAAATATGAGTAAGCCTTCTTTTCTTTTGACGGACTAAATTTGTCAATTTTTGTCATCAAAAAAGAATGTGTATCAGTATGAATTTCAGTAAAATTCATATCTTTTCTATACAATTTATATCTTCTTATTATCGAGGATATCATCTTATCTAAAGGAAATCTTAAAAATTCATTATAAATTTTATTTTTTTCCTCAAAAGTAGATGCGGTTAGAAATAATCTAACCGCATTTTCTTCTCTTATGTCAAAATAATTTTCTGTAGTCGGTTTTTTCTTCTTAGTTAAAGAATCTTGAACAGACGTTGCGCTTAAAATCATCAAACATTTTCAGGTGTATATTTTATGTTTCTGTCTTGGCTAAAGAAATATTCTTTTTTCGCAGTATTAACCCAAAATTTTACTTCATTTTCTGTTAACACATTTTCACCATTTTTATATTCCCAAAAAATAGAACCTTCTCTTAAATTCATATGTTTATAACCAATTCTTGGTATTGTCATGAATTTAACTGAGTTATAAGTCATTCTTAGTAAGAATTCGTAAGCAAATGTCAGTTTAAAATTTGGTTTAAACCCTCCAAAATCTTCAACAATTTGTTTTTTAAATACCATTCCCGAAGTTTGGAAATTTTGATAACTTAATAATGTTTCATTTGTTAATATTCCCATTTCTTGTGAGAAATTAGCGGCGAATGTTGCTTCGTTTGTAAATCCAGCAAATACTGATTTATTATCAACATCAACAACGATTGGCATGAACACATCTACATCAGTATAAATTTCTGAATATTTTCTAACATTTTTAAACCAAATTTTAGAAAACTCATCGTCAAATTCTAAAATACTATTCCATTCAGTTTTTGAGTTTTTAATACCTGTATTAACTTGTTCACAAAAACTAAGTTTTCCATCAAATTTAATTTTATTAACTTTTAAATTACCAAAATCAAAACTGTTTAAATAATTAATTAAACTTTCTTCTTCCGAGTGAACAATTATAAGTTCAGTAGGTAATATATCTTGGATAGTTAATGACTCAATACTTTTTTTAAAAAATTCGTCAAAATCTCTAACTGATGAGCTCTTTAATGGTAATATAACACTTAATTCAAATTCTTTTTTCATATTATTGTTCAATTAATTGTAATTTATTTATTTCTTCTTGAAATCCCTGAGTTCTTTTACTGAAGTAATCTGAAAATAATTCAATAACGTTCTTTTCAAATTTTTCAAAATCTGAAAAATCAGATGAAGTATCTAATCCATTTTGATATAATTTTTCAGATATATTATCTTCTAACCAATTTTGGATAAATTCGGCAACAAAATCAACTAATTTAATTTCTTCTTGAATCCAAATACCATTTTCTTCATTTAACCATGATGGGACCATCTTAGGTAATACACCTAAAACAGGAACATTAGATTTCATAGATTCTAACGGGAAAGTTCCAAAAGAACTTGTTTTGTCAATCCAAACTGATAACATACAGTCTTTTAAAGTATTCGCAAATTCCTCTTCTGAAATTCCTCTCATATCTCTAAATGTTACCCATCTAAATTGTGGGTATTTTTGATAAAATGTTTTAATCAAATTAATTGCTTCACGTTGTTCTCTTGATGAAACGGCAATAATTGGTTTTGATGGAAATTTAGATTTTTCAAATACAGGTGATACAACTGGCTCTAATATATCAATTGGGAAATTTCTCATAATATCCGAAATATATTTTTTTTGATTTTCGGAAGTTGTTATACATTTTGTAAATCCAAATTGACTCCATACTTGTCCTGGCTGTAAAGTTTCGAAAATATGGTCGTAAGCTTGTGATAAGACAACTTTAGTACAAGGTAAATTAGTTAATTGTGACATAATATACCCAAAAATTTCAGGTATAATTATAAAATCTTCAGGTGAAATTTGTAAATTTTGACCATCAACAGATTGATGTGGTAAATTAGAATATTTATCACCTAACCATCCTGAAACTCCAAAATAATCAGGTTTTTCATGTAACATAATCGGATTGTATCCGTTATCTTTTAATGTTAATGCCATTTGGTAGATGTATCTTACCGACGCACTTGCATTTCCCTTTGTGTCCTGAACAAAAAAATAAATCTTTGATTTTTTATTTTTAAGATTTTCAATAGAACTTTCAATTTTTAAAATTCTTTCTTCCATATTTTAATATTTGTTTATTATTTTATTATTTAATAATGTGTTAAATGCTAATTTAAATGGTATTGATAAATTTGATTTATTACCAAGTTTTTCATCAGTTTCTTCACTTTCTGATAGAACGACATCTATCATAATTTTTATTAATTCATATTTTACAACACTGATATGTTGTTCACTATCTCCGCTTGTACTAGCGTCATATGTTACACTGTCATTAATTAAATCTAAATCAATATAATAGTGTTCGTTAAGAATTGGTAGCATGTAATTTATTTTTTAAAATTAACTTTAGTTCTTCGATAGAATTAATTGATTTATCACAATTAATTTTTTCGTTATAAATTGTATTAAATTTAATACAATTATTATAATTAATAAGAATATCAGGGTTAGAAGTAACTATTAAATCAAAATCCCCTAAAACTTTAGTTTTATTAGAATCATTATAGAATAAAATTGATTCTAATAAACATCCAAATTTCGATAGAAAAAATAACGTTGCGGGTTTTGTTTTACCAATCTCATCTGAAATTATAACAATTTCATGGTCATTTCTAAAATCTAAATAAAAATCATTCAGATAATTAAAACTTAACAACTCAATTGATGGTGAATGACCAAAAATCTCCATTGGAAATTCTTCGTATAGAAAACTAAAAAATTCTTCTTTTGATTGAAATGAAAAATGATTCATTAAATCTAAAGAATCAATTGGTTCATTAATTTTATATTCAAACGGGTTTTCAGACTCTGAATTTTCTAAATTATTTTCTATTAAAAATTTTTCATAGGTAGTTTTAAACTTACCTATGGTATCTCTTAAAACTCCATTAATATCAATTCCTATCTTCATATCTTTTCAAGATTTCGGTAATTAATGGGTTTCTAACGACATCTTCATCTCCAAATTCATGAACACCAATTTCTGAGATATTTTTAAATTTTTCAATTGCGTCCCATAAACCTGAATGTTTTTTATCTTTATATCTGTCAGTTTGTTCTAAATCACCTGATATGAAAAATTTACTATCTGTACCAATACGAGTTAATAATAACTTCATTTGTTTTGGAGTTGCGTTTTGAGCTTCTTCAAATATTAAAATAGAATTATCAATGTTCATCCCTCTCATATACGCCAAAGCAAATACTTCAATAACCTCCATTTGTTTTAATTTTTCTCTTGCTTCTTTACCTATAATTTTATTTAATAGATAGTAAGATGGGAAAATATACGGGTCTAGTTTTTCTTCAACATTACCAGGTAACGAACCAAGTTTTTCTTCAGCTTCAACGGCGGGTCTAACAATAATAATCTTTTCGTAAGGTGATGTATGGTCGGCAATTAAATCTACAGCCGCTTTCATAGCAATAAAACTTTTACCAACACCTGCCGGACCTGAACAAATTGTAATTTGATTTCTAACTAATTTATCGTAATACTCTCTTTGACTTTGAGTTAAGAATTTATCTTTACTCTTTTTAATCATACCACTAATTTGGTCTTTTTTAGACATTTTTGGTTTAGCATCAGTAGGAATATACTGACCGTCTTTGCTAATTGTTTTTTTTCTTGTCAT